GCTTTTTCTTCTCCTCCACTATATATGCGAAAACGCTGTCGAGAAAAAGATGACCACCCTGACAACAGCCGACAGTGACTCTTATTCCTCGCCAAAGGATTCGACCAGACAGGCCACGAACCCAATGGGAAGAGAGGGGTGGCGTGCCGATGATCGGAATGGGCAGACTGCTTTTTGAACTGGGTGAGAGACTGCAAGGAAAAGCACACTTGCGATTTCTAACAGCAGGATGGGAGCGCAGGATCGGAATTGTTGTGGATGATTCACCGTCACAATGGCAATTGACGATAGCAAAAGGTGTTGCATCCTGGGACATATGGACAGAAGAGCAGTCTGCCGATTTGATCATCAGGGGAGCGGAGAAGCAAATGCACATGCTGCTTGGCGGCGATGAGCTTGTCTATGTACTGGCCAAAGAAAAGGTGCAAATAGCAGGACCATTGCGCGACCAATTAAAGCTCGATGCCATTTTGCGACTGACCTGTCGGTGAACTGTCTATTGGGTAGTGTGATATAATAGGAAGAAATGGTTTTGGAGGAGGCGCTTTGATGTCCACTGCTATGTCGTTGAAACAGACAGTTGCTGCACGTAAAGATGCTATTGCCGAAACATTCCGTCATCTGCATGAAAATCCGGAGATAAGCTGGAAGGAAGTAGAAACGACTCGTTATTTGGCGGAGCGCATGCGGGCCTTGGGACTGCGTGTTACGACTTTTGACGATTGTACAGGATTGGTAGCTGAATGGGGCGAAGGAAAGCCAGTTGTTGGCTTGCGTACAGACATCGATGCTCTCTGGCAAGAAGTGGGCGGTGAGTGGCGCGCGAATCACTCCTGCGGTCATGACGCCCATATGACACTGATCGTGGAAACGGTAGAAGCATTGGTTGCCGCTGGATATCAACCGCCGGGAACATTAAAGATTTTGTTCCAACCAGCAGAAGAAAAAGGAACGGGTGCATTGAAGCTGGTGGAGAAAGGTGTCGTCGATGACATCGATTATTTGTACGGTGTTCACTTACGACCGATTCAGGAGATGGCAAATGGAACAGCGGGACCCGCCATCTACAACGGAGCAGCCATGTTTCTCTACGGGGAAATACATGGAGTAGCTGCGCACGGAGCGAGACCACATCTCGGGATCAACGTGATAGAAGTAGCGGGAGCGATTATCTCTGGTCTCGGACATATACATATCAACCCGATGGTGCCTGCCACCGTCAAAATGACCATGCTGCAAGCCGGGGGAGAGAGCTACAACATTATTCCAGACAAGGCGCGTTTCGCTCTCGATCTGCGAGCGCAGACGAATCAGGCGATGGATGACCTCGTGAATCGTGTTCGTCAAATGATCGACGGAATCGCGGAGTCTTTTCAGGCACGCATAGAGGTAGAGTCGGGGTCCCGTATGGTAGCGGCAGAGGTCGATGATCAAGCCAAGGCATTTATGGAGCAGGCGATCATAGATGTGCTCGGTCAAGAGAATTTGCGAGCGGCGCCAGTCAGTCCAGGTGCGGAGGATTTCCACTACTATACGGTGGAGCGCCCTCATATCAAGGCGACGATGCTGGCTCTCGGCTGTGATTTGGTGCCGGGGCTTCATCACCCGCTGATGCATTTTGACCGCTCTGCATTGGAAAAAGGTGTGGCGATTTTGTGTCAAACAGTCGTAAAAACGTTTGAAAATACGTAAATCTTTATGCCTTGTGAGAGCAACACTAAGGGAGTAAACTCTTGGTGTTGCTCTTTTTGTGGGGAAAATGCCTCTGTGTATTTCACTAATAGTCGATAGACTGCTTGGTTTGTGGACAAAATACTGCTGTTGGGGAATAATACGCATGAGGAGGGTTATTCACACATTCTCCATAAGAGATTATAAAATTATGTAGCTTATTTAGCTAAATGTGATATACTAATTACATAATCGAGCGACAATTAGAAAGTCACAATAAATGGTACACATTTTGGGAAGGAGATCGTTCACACATGGAAACCAATACGGTTCAAAAGCTTACTGACATTCTTGGAGCTACAAAAGTGTATCATAACTTGCCTGTAGCTAATCTTGTTGAAATGGCAGTGAAGCGTGGCGAAGGGATTTTGACCGATAAGGGGGCGCTCAATGCGCTAACAGGGAAGTTTACCGGCCGTTCGCCAAAGGACAAATTTGTGGTGGACGAAGCTTCCGTACACGATAAAATCAACTGGGGTCCGGTTAACCAACCAATCAGTACTGAAAAATTCCAAGCACTTCAACAAGACGTGCTCCAATACTTGCAATCAAAAGATGAACTGTTTGTCTTCGATGGTTTTGCAGGGGCAGATACAACCTATCGCCTGCCAATCCGCGTAGTGAACGAATTTGCTTGGCATAACCTGTTTGCACGTCAGTTGTTCATCCGTCCATCCGAAGAAGAACTGGCTACGCACCAATCAGAATTCACCGTTATCTATGCCCCTAATTTCAAGGCAAATCCTGCCGTACACGGCACGAACTCCGAGACCTTCATCGTAATGAGCTTTGAGCAAAAGACAGTGTTGATCGGTGGCACTGAGTATGCAGGCGAAATGAAAAAGTCCATCTTCAGCGTCATGAACATGCTGCTTCCAGAGCGCAATGTACTCTCGATGCACTGCTCTGCAAACGTAGGCAAAGATGGAGACGTTGCCCTGTTCTTCGGATTGTCCGGTACAGGAAAAACAACGCTGTCTGCTGACCCGGACCGTTTCTTGATCGGTGATGATGAGCATGGCTGGTCTGACAATGGCGTGTTCAATATCGAAGGCGGATGCTATGCAAAATGCGTGAAGCTATCTGAAGAAGGCGAACCGCAAATTTGGAAAGCAATCCAGTTCGGTACCGTGCTTGAAAATGTAGACGTAAACGAAGAGACTCGTGTAGCAGACTACGATAGCATCAAATATACAGAGAATACACGTGCTGCGTACCCAGTGGAAGCGATTCCGGGTGCTGTGATTCCAGGCGTGGGCGGGCAACCAAATGTCATCGTCTTTTTGACAGCCGATTCGTTCGGTGTATTGCCTCCAATCTCCAAGCTGAATAAAGAGCAAGCGATGTACCACTTCCTGTCTGGCTACACCAGCAAAATGGCAGGTACAGAGCGTGGCGTAACTGCTCCGCAAACAGAGTTTTCTACTTGCTTCGGATCTCCATTCTTGCCACTGTATCCGGTAGTATATGCGGAAATGCTCGGTAAGAAGATTGACGAGCGCAAGGTTCAAGTATACCTGGTGAACACTGGTTGGACTGGTGGCCCGGTAGGTGTTGGAAAACGGATGAAGCTGTCCTACACACGTGCGATGGTAACAGCAGCATTGAACGGTGAGCTGGAAAAGGTAGACTATGTAGCTGACGAGATTTTCGGAGTACAAGTACCGACTTCTTGCCCGAACGTTCCTGCTGAAGTTCTGCAACCACGCAATACATGGACAAACAAGGAAGACTACGACAAGCAAGCGGCTGATCTGGCTGCACGCTTCATTGAGAACTTCGAGAAAAAATTCCCGAATGCAGCAGATATTGCGAATGCGGGTCCAAAAGTAAAGTAATGCAATAGGAAAGAAACGGGTAGACAATAAGGTCTATCCGTTTTTTCTTCGTGAAAACAGAAAAAAACGTCAGCGTGTGACCGACGATTTTGAGCTTATCCGTTACTTGTTACCATTTCCATTTGACTGTCGGAAAAGAGTCAGGTAAGCTTCCGAAGGGACCTCTTCAGTGGAGTGATAGCGATACATAACGAGAAACTCCTGATCACTTTGGAAACGACCTCTTTCTCAGGCATGCAATAGTACAAGCTGCCTTTCGGATCAGTTGGATCACAGGGAAGAGGTAAGGTGTTTTTTACAAAAAGTACCTGGAATTTAGACGGAGATGTATGGTTAAAAGTTACAAAGGGAAAAATGCTGCGGAGGCAAGAATATTTAGGAAGGATTCATGAGCAAAAACGGACTTTCTAAATATAATGATATAAAAAATACAGATATGTTTCATTCCTTGATTTATAATTATTCTTATTATAAGATAGTTATTGAGAATGGATTGAGAATTTACCAACTCACTTTTGACGTGTATGGAGGGAATTCAGATGACAGCAGTACCGCATTTGCAAATAAAAAACCTTCGCGCCAAGATCGAGGACAAAGAGATCCTCAAAGGCCTGAATTTGGAGATCAAGGGCGGCGAAGTGCACGCGATCATGGGACCGAATGGTACCGGTAAATCGACATTGGCATCCACGCTGATGGGTCACCCGAAATATGAGGTAACTGACGGCGAAGTGCTGATCAATGACGAAGACTTGTTGGAAATGGCAGTAGACGAGCGCGCACGTGCAGGCCTGTTCCTGGCGATGCAATATCCGTCTGAAATCAGCGGTGTCACTAACTCTGACTTCCTGCGTTCTGCGATCAACGCGCGCCGTGGCGAAGGAAATGAAATCTCCCTGATGAAATTCATCCGTGAGATGGACAAAAAGATGAACACGCTGGAAATGGATGAGTCTTTCTCCCATCGTTACCTGAACGAAGGTTTCTCCGGCGGTGAGAAAAAGCGTAACGAGATTCTGCAAATGATGCTCTTGGAGCCAGCCATCTGTATTCTGGATGAAATCGACTCCGGTTTGGACATCGACGCATTGAAAATCGTTGCAGCTGGTGTAAACGAAATGCGCTCCGCAGACCGTGGATTCTTGATTATTACGCACTACCAGCGTTTGCTGAACTATGTAAAGCCTGACTTCGTACACGTCATGATGCAAGGTCGTATCGTGAAGTCCGGTGGTCCTGAGCTGGCTGAACGCCTGGAGGCAGAAGGCTATGACTGGATCAAGGAAGAGCTCGGCATCGAGGACGAAACCGTAAACGCCAACGTGTAGGAAGAAGGAGGCAGCAGTGAAATGAGTGTGGATGTACAGCTACGCTTCGATTCCGAGGCGATCACCCAGTACTCCAAAGCTAATCAGGAGCCTGCCTGGTTCCTGGAAAAGCGCCTCGCTGGACTGAAGGCGGCGGGAGAGCTGGCGCTCCCTGCCTTGGAGAAAACGAAGATTGATAAATGGAATACCGTTGATTTCGATCCGTTCCAAACCACTGCAAAGGTGGCAGCGGCGAATGAACTCAGCGATTTGGTAAAAGCACAAATCGATGTCGACAGCGTGAAAAACCTGTTGGTACAAAAAAATGCTTCTACCGTTTTTCAAGTAGTTTCCGAAGAGCTGAAGGCTCAAGGCGTGATTTTCACGACTTTTGCTGATGCACTGCAAACACATGGCGATCTCGTGCAAAAATATTTGCTGAACGTTATCGCTCTTGATGAGCACAAGTTGACTGCTCTGCATACCGCAGTTGTGAATGGTGGCGTATTCCTCTACGTTCCGAAAAACGTGGAAGTAGATGTTCCCCTGCAAGCTGTGTATGAAATCGCAGGCGACAACGCTCTGTTGGCTCCACATGTTTTGATCGTGGCAGAAGCGAACAGCAAAGTAACCTACGTGGATACATATGTATCTGGCGAAGGCAAAAGCATGGTTGCGAACAGCATTGTTGAAGTATATGTAGGCGCGGGCGCATCTGTGCAAGTAGCTTCTGTACGTTCTTTGTCTGTAGACGTTCACGACTACAGCTTCCGTCGTGCAACCGTTGAGCGCGATGGAAAAATGGAATGGATTTTGGGTGAGATGAACGATGGCAATACCGTTGCCAACAACACAACGATCCTCAAGGGAACTGCTTCGATCGCAGAGACCAAATCCATTTCTGTAGGGACAGGTTCCCAACGTCAAAACCTCACTTCCCAAGTTCAGCACATCGGCACGCACACTGAGTCGGATATGGTGAGCAAGGCTGTTATGACGGATGAAGCAGTGAGTATCTTAAACGGTATCACGAAAATCGAAAAAGGCGCTGAAAAGTCAAACGGCGTACAGGCGGAAAACATCCTGATGCTGAGCGAAAAATCTCGCGGTGATGCCAACCCGATCCTGTTGATCGACGAGGATGACGTTAAAGCGGGTCACGCAGCTTCGGTAGGACGTTTTAGTGAAGAATCTATCTTCTACTTGATGTCTCGTGGTATTTCCCGTCAAGGTGCAGAACGTCTGATCGTTCTCGGCTTCCTGGAACCAGTTGTTGCTGAGATTCCAGTAGAAGAAGTGAAAAACAGACTCCGTCAGGCGCTTGAAAGGAAGTTAGGCTAATGAACGCCAAGGAGCTTCGGAAATATTTTCCCATCCTACACCAAGAAGTAAACGGACATCCGCTCGTTTATTTGGATAATGGTGCAACCTCTCAAAAACCGATTCAGGTTATCGAGGCGATGGATAAATACTACAGGGAGTATAACTCCAATGTGCACCGTGGCGTGCACACCTTGGGTAACATAGCGACAGACGGGTACGAAGGCGCGCGTGAAAAAGTTCGCGCCTTCATCAACGCCCGTGAAGCCGCAGAAATCGTCTTTACGCGTGGTACGACATCTGCTTGTAATACGGTAGCGTACGGCTATGCTCGCATGTTCCTCAAGCCGGGAGATGAAATCGTGACCACATTGGTGGAGCATCACGCCAATTTCATTCCTTGGCAGCAGGCAGCCAAGGCGACCGGAGCGACTTTTAAGTTCATTCCGCTGGCAGAGGACGGAACCGTTACTCTGGAAGCGGTCAAGGAAACGATCACGGACAATACCAAGCTCGTTGCCATTCACCATGTTTCCAACGTATTGGGGGATACTACCCCAATCAAGGAAATTGCCCAAATCGCTCATCAGCATGGTGCACTTTTGTTTGTTGACGGAGCGCAGGGTGCTCCACACAAGAAAATCGACGTCCAGGATTTGGATTGCGATTTTTATACGTTTTCAGCGCATAAGATGGCTGGTCCGACAGGAGTAGGTGTTCTGTACGGCAAGCGTGAGGTGCTGGAGCGTGTGGAGCCGATGGAATTCGGCGGAGAAATGATCGACTATGTGGATATGTACGATTCCACGTGGAAGGAGCTTCCTTGGAAATTTGAAGGAGGTACACCGATCATCGCAGGAGCTATCGGATTGGGAGCAGCAATTGACTTTTTGGAAGAGATCGGTATGGACAATATCGAGCGTCATGAAAAACATCTCGTCAAGTACGCGATGGAACAAATGCGCGAAATAGAAGGATTGAAGATTTACGGCCCACAGCAGGACCGCAGCTGTTTAATTACATTCAACCTGGATACAGTACATCCGCATGACCTGGCGACGGTGCTGGACAGTTACGGAATCGCAGTTCGTGCCGGTCATCACTGCGCACAACCGCTGATGCGTTGGCTGAATGTGACGGCTACCGCTCGGGCAAGCTTCTATCTGTACAACACAGAAGAAGAAGTAGATGTGCTGATCGCGGGCTTGAAGAAGACGAAGGAGTATTTCGGCAATGTCTTCTCTTGATGATTTATACCGCCGCGTCATTATGGATCACTACCAGAAACCGCGCAACCGCGGAAAGCTGGAAGAATCCGACGGACTCATTGTGAATTTGAATAACCCGACCTGTGGCGACAGCATCTCGCTCTCCTTGAAAGTGGAGGATGGCAAGGTGGTTGACGCGAAGTTTCTTGGTGAAGGCTGCTCAATCAGCATGTCATCTGCATCCATGATGACGGATGCTGTCAAAGGCAAGCCAGTAGCAGAAGCACTGGAGCTGTCGCAAAAATTCTCTGATATGATGCAAGGCAAAGAAATCGATGACTCGATTGATCTTGGTGATATCGAAGCGTTGTCTGGCGTAGCCAAGTTCCCAGCGCGAATCAAGTGCGCGACATTGGCTTGGAAAGCATTGGAGCAAGGTGTCAAACAGGCAGAGCAGGAATAGTGATAGGTAAGGGACATGAACACGAAGGAGTGAGCAACGATGGCTGTTAAAGGCCCAGAAATACAGGATTATCAGTACGGTTTCCACGATAAAGACGTTTCAGTATTCCGTACGAAGAAGGGTTTGACCCGCGAGATCGTCGAGGAAATTTCGAAGATCAAGGATGAGCCAGCATGGATGCTGGAGTTCCGTTTGAAATCGCTGGACATCTTCAACAGCATGCCGATGCCAAAATGGGGCGGAGATCTGGATGACCTCGATTTTGACAGCATCACCTACTACGTAAAGCCTTCTGAAAAGCAAGGCCGTAGCTGGGATGAAGTACCAGAAGAAATCAAGGCAACCTTTGACAAACTGGGTATTCCTGAAGCAGAGCAAAAGTTCCTCGCAGGTGTATCTGCTCAGTATGAATCCGAGGTAGTGTACCACAACATGCAGGAAGACCTGGAAAAACTGGGCGTTCTCTTCTGCGACATGGATTCCGCAGTAAAACTGCACCCAGAAATCGTGAAGGAACACTTCGCGACGATTATTCCTCCAGCAGACAACAAGTTTGCTGCACTGAACTCGGCAGTGTGGTCCGGTGGTTCCTTCATTTACGTACCAAAAGGCGTAAAAGTAGAAACTCCGCTACAAGCATACTTCCGTATTAACTCGGAGAACATGGGTCAATTCGAGCGTACGCTGATCATCGCTGATGAAGATTCGTTCGTTCACTATGTAGAGGGCTGTACAGCTCCGATCTACAGCACGGACTCCTTGCACTCCGCTGTCGTAGAAATTATCGTAAAAGAACGCGCTCGTTGCCGTTATACCACGATCCAAAACTGGTCCAACAACGTATACAACCTCGTTACGAAACGTGCGGTTGCATATGCAGATGCGAACATGGAATGGATCGATGGTAACATCGGTTCCAAGCTGACGATGAAATACCCAGCAGTTATCATGAAAGGACCTCGCGCAAAAGGTACTGTTCTTTCCATCGCAGTAGCAGGAAAAGGACAACACCAAGACGCAGGTGCGAAAATGATTCACCTGGCACCAGATTGCACATCGACGATCATTTCCAAGTCGATCTCCCGTGATGGTGGAAAAGTAACCTACCGTGGTCTGTCCCAGTTTGGACGCAAATCGGAAGGCTCCAAGTCCAACATTAAGTGCGATACGCTGATTTTGGATAAACTGTCCACGTCTGACACGATCCCGTACAACGAGATCATGAACGACAGCATCACGCTGGAGCATGAAGCGACTGTATCCAAAGTATCTGAGGATCAACTCTTCTACCTGATGAGCCGCGGTCTGTCAGAAACAGAAGCTACTGAAATGATCGTAATGGGCTTCATCGAGCCATTCACAAAAGAATTGCCGATGGAGTACGCGGTAGAGATGAACCGTCTCATTAAGTTTGAGATGGAAGGTTCTATCGGATAACCCTTGCGCCACAAGGGTTACAAGCTTCGGATGAAGTGTTTGCCCACAATTTGCCCACAATTTAGCTGGGCATGTAATTCACGTAGAGTGAAAGGGCATCATCTTCAATCTTCTTTGTAACATGTAAATACGTGTCCGCTGTGACTTTCACGCTTGCGTGCCCAAGTCGCTCGGACACGTATTTTATATTTATCCCTGCTTCTAACATGTGAACAGCATGGGTATGCCTAAGGGCGTGAGGTGAGAGAACGGGCAGATCAGCTCGCTTACAAATCTCTTTAAAGTAATCCCGGACCACGTTGGTACGGAGCCAGCGCCCGTCATGCTGGTGGAAGATAATATTGTCTTTGGTTGGTTTGTAGTTCTCATACATCAGACAAACCTCTTTTTGGTTGATCCTATGTCGCTTTATTAGTTTTAGTGTGATTTCGTCTAGTTTGATGGTCCTTTCACTGCTTTTTGATTTCGGTGTGGATAGGTAAGGAAGCGAGTTTAATGGATAGACTAGAGTCTTATTTATCGTTATTGTTTTCGAGTCAAAATCAAGGTCATCCCAGGTTAGTGCAAGCGCTTCTCCGACCCGAAGACCGGTACGAGCGAGTAGTGTGAAAAAAGCATAGTATTGGATAGAGTGTTGGTATTTCGCATTTTTCACTGGAGCTTTTACACATTCCAAGAACCTTTCTAGTTGCTCTCGTGTAAAGTAAGCCACCTTGCTTGACTTGTCCACTTGCTTTGGGATCTTGATCTTTTGAACAGGGTTTTCCCGTAAGATACGAAACTCGTGAACGGCGTCATTCATTGCTGTACTGAATATGCTGTGGATTCGTCGGACTGTTCCCTCGCTGTAATGACCACGTAGCTCGTTGATCCATTTTTGATAATCATTTCGGGTGATGTCTTTCAGTCGGTAATTTCCCCAACGAGGCAAGATGTTAAGACGGACATTCCTTTCCTGGAGAGTATAAGTGATCGGTTTCACATTGGGCTTCTTATATATCTCCAACCAATCGTCGAAGAAGTTACTTATTCTTTCGCTTCCGTTCTCAGCAAAACCGAAAAGGTTGATCTTTGATTCCTCTTCAGTTGCTGCAAGTTGTGCCTCTTTCTTCGTTTTAAATCCTCCCTTTGTTTTCTCTTTGTATTGTCCACTTTGCCTGTCTGTATATCTAATTCTGTATTCCCATGCTGTCCCACGTTTCCGGAAAGATGCCATTTAATATACTCCATTTCAATTTGAATTTAAAAAAAGCGCATCCGATTGGGTGCGTCTTTTTATTGGTTCCTTTTTTGAAGCAAAGTAACAATGTAATTGCTCAAGCTTCTGTTTTCATTTTTTGCTTCTTCTTCAAGTTTCGTTTTTAACTCTTTGGGCATTGTTATGAGTGCCTTGGTAGTTTCTGATGACATGATTCTTCACCTCCTCTCCAAAGTATAAACAATCTAATATAGTATTGCAATACTCTGTATCTATGTATATACTTTGGATATCTAATAGATATAAAGGAGATATCCGAATGGGTAAGAGCATGTTATTAGAAATGCAGCCGTTTAGCTATTTTGCTTCAAAGGAACAACTAAGGCACTCTATCAATGAACGGGTACGAAAATTAAGAAACAAGCTTACTCCATCAACTATGTGTGTTCTGGATATATTAAGGCTACGATCAATGAAAGTTTTAGGAGTTTCGTATCTAAAAATCGAAACAATCATGGCTTTAACAAAAGTAAGTCGGGCAAGCGTAGAAAGGGCTATTAGAAAGTTGGAACAAGTAGGCTTCATAAAAAGAGTTACAACCATTAGAAAAACGGGACTCCAAGGGGCGAACATTTACTATTTTTTGCCTTCGGATGACGGGGTTGAGGTGACGGGGTTGGACAAGCCTAAAACACCTGAGAAATCAAAGCTTGAGGTGCCTAAGCAGGAAGCTAATACAGGGGTTTTTAATACTCCAAAAAGACCAAAAGATACTAAGAAAAATAACGTAAACGGAACGCACCTCACGAAAGACAGCTCAGTAATTCCCTCATACATCCCGAAAGAATTCTCCAATTTGATCCAGCAGGGCTTTGAGAGCGGTCACGTGATAAAGCAATTCTGGAGCAAGGTGGTCCTGTTTAAGCGGGTGACTGGGTGGACTCGTAACGAAAACGTGTTGCCAGTTGCCTCAGATGCCTGGGAGTACACCAAGAACGAATACAAGAGGGATAAAAAAGAGTGGGAGCTCGATCGATTCTTAAAATGCTTTTTCGGGACGATGAAACGGATCGAGGAGAAAAGAGTCGAGGAGCACGCAGCAATTTGGGCATAATTTTTAAAAAAGTTTGCCGATACTATAAAATTCTGTTAAGGAAAATGCTATACTATTTTGGGTAAAATTTACTTTTGTCAATGATCAATTTAAAAACTGGTAAAAGCAAAAAGCCAACGGGGCTTGAGCAGCTGCGAACTGCTCAAACTCTTTACCACCAAGGATACAGCTTGGTAGCGGGCCGAAAGCCACTTTCCGTTGACATAAACAATATTTTACAGCTTTGATTAGGATACAACAAGTGGCGCAATAAACTAAATCCTGCCATCATATAATTGGTGAAAGGCTTTTGCTTCTCAAAGGAGAGAAGTGAATAATGCCAAATCCTAAACGTAAACAATTTGGAATGTTATTAAAGAATCTGAGAAATGACCGAGGATGGAACCAGGACAAACTCGCCGAAGAGTTGGACGTCTCAAGACAAACGATTGCAAATACAGAACGAGGTCAGAATGTCCCGAAAGCAAAATTTGTAGAACACGCTTTTCAATTGTTTGGTTCGGCAGAGCTGATCGAGCGTTACATCAGTATCCAAGAGGATAGGAAAGAACTTATGGCATTGGCAGCTGCTGTTGTAACAGAACAGTACCATCCTGTCGTTAATTCAGTCATGAAACAGATAATCAGAGAATCCCTAAAGACTAACGATCTTCATTCAATTTTCTCGACGTTATTTCAGATGATCATGTGGGAGTTAAAATTCAAAGGGAAAGTAAACCGACGCAAAAACGATTGGTTGATTATGGTGACGCAGTATCTTGATCCAGACCCGGATGCTTTTTTTGAAATGATCGAAAAGCTTTACCATCATTCGAGAGAATCCAGTAACTTCTCTGCTTTTATTACAATTACTGAGGGCATTAAATGCAAGGTAACACTAGGGAATAGCCGCCTGTCACAGATTCTTTGCTATCAAGCCAATGCGTATTTTTACTCTGGTAATGTACGAAAAGCCTACAAAGTGTCATCTAGGGCACTGGACGTCATGAATGGTGAAGTATACAAGCATACAGCTTTTGCTTACCATCGGCACGCACTGATTTGCATGCAACAAATTGAGTTTGAAGAAGCTCTTGAAGCAGAACTGGTCAGCCTAAGTCTCCTAAAGCCATCTGAATATCATTATTCGATTGTAAAGGCTGGGCTTGCCCGTTTGTACTATATGAACGAGGATTATGGCAAAGCGAACGAGTTTTGGGAAGATGCATTCACAAAGTATGATGTGCACGATCCTGCAAGAACGCATTCGTTAAATGATATGATAATGATGGAAATCAAGCTGGGGAACATGGAACAAGCACACGCAAAGATCATTGAATGTGATAAACTCTTGGACCGTGCAAAGGAAAACAAATGGCCCCACTACGATGTAGAAAGTATGCTTTTGAGAAGAAACAAGGTAATGCTTGAAGTAGTCGAGAGTGGAAACTTTCTCTCTCCAGCAGTGGGGAATATTCTTCAAGAGCTTAACAACAGCTATTTAAGAGATGAACGTGAACTAACAAAAAATTTTATCCTAGAGAGAATGTTTTTTTCTAGTAGAATATAGGTATATCGGAAAAGGAGGAATTATTATGAAAAAATTACTTGTTGTACCTGTTTTAGCTATGATGTTGGCTCTCGGGGTGTTTAGTGGATCAGCACTAGCTGGACCACCTGAATGGGCTCCGGCACAAGGCGACACATTGCCACCAAGCAATGGAGGAGCTATTGTAGCGCTTAGTGGCCCACCGGAGTGGTAATGATTTTCGGTAATTAAAACCATAAATGTAAAGTGATTTACAATTTTTGGTGAAAATAGGTTGTTGCACTTTACAGAAAAAAGAATTTGATTGGTATAAAATGACGATAGGTAAATAAGCCTGTCGTCATTTTTTATGTTGTGGAACTGGAAATATTTTAAAAATGCACAATCAATTCATACAACAAACAAGAACGAATGTTTGATTCAAGGGGGAGAAGTGCGTGGTCACAGTTAAGTCAACAAAATGGACTCCAGATCTGGTAGGGATTTTACATAATCTTTTAAAAGAGGACCATAGTGAAGCTCTCCAACAAATCGAAAATATCGTTTCGCAAGAAGTTCCAGATAATATAAAAAACGACCGATCTCTCCGTTGAGATTGGTCGTTTTATTTCAAAGCGTTCAATATTCCTATTACACGATCCAGGCTTTCGTCGCTGTCGTCCATTGCCATCAGGATACGAACGGCCTCTTTCTTCTTATCGTTGATGTCTGGGTCATTGAGGATTTTTTCGAAAGCATTTGCGACTTCTACCAAACCGGCTAATTTTAATAGATTCTCTAAAGGATGGTCATAAGCAGTAGCAAGTTTTTGAAGTGTTTCTGTAGTTGGGTTTACTGGTTGTTTCGTACTTCGATTCACACCCAATTCCAGATCGCGAATGTAAGAGAAGCTTAAACCAGTTATATCTGATACTGCTCGCAAGGAGAGTTTTTTGGCTTTTCTCAGTGATTCAATGGTTCTTCCAAGTTCATTTTGCATAGGGGGTAACACCTCTTTTGTGTTGTGTTCACACAACAAATTGTAGTATATATACGACGTAATGGGAAGAGATCATTTGTTCTTTGTGGTAAATTTTCAAAAAAAGTTATTGACGATATGTTGTATGTACAATACAATTCGTCGTATGGATACAACGTAAGTAAGCTTGCCAACTACAACTCGTTGCCTGTAAGCAACACTAGGGAGGTGAATCCCCTATGAAAAATTACATCAGGATTTTACGGAGAAGCCCGGAATATGATCTATCTCAAGAAGAACTAGCAATTGCCCTTGGAACAACACGAGACCGGATCAGTGCGATAGAAAATGGATCAGTTCCTGGTGGTAAATTGATGCTGAAAATTTGCACCTTTTTCAATCGTGATATACGCGAAATTTTTTTTGAAGACATTGTTGTATGCACAACACATATGCGTAAAAAAAAACAGCAAAAAAGGCAAGTTAAAAAAGCAATCAGAGGTAGAGTATGACATTCGGGGACGGCTGAAATATCATCCAGAATTCCATCCGAACCAGGGTAAGAGATTCACCGATGAGGAGACAACCTACCTTTGTAAATTCTACGCGACCGATACTCTCAAATCTCTATCACTTGCTCTTGGTCGCCTAGAAAAGTCGCTAGAGTACAGGATTGCATACCTCAAGAAAACAGGGCTCTTCGATTACTACCGCGCTAAATGGGATCGCCAAATTAATGTTTAAAGAAGGGAGTGAACATTTTGAAAAAGTTAGTAGCTATTGATTTAGATGAACAAGAGGTAAGAAATATGTGCCATGAAAAGATTTCAGAATTGATCAAGGAAGTCGATGCAGAATTGGTTTTTTGGGACAAGAAAGAGCTAGTACGTAGAACCATGATGTGTTGGCCCACTATTCTTAATCAGTTCTTTTATGATCCCAGATTCACCAAACATAAAATCGGAACAAAATGGTACTTCCCGGCTAAGGAGACTAGAGATTTTTTGATTAAATGGCTATCTGAACAACCGAAGCATTGATTCATGGTGGATAACCCCGAAAGGAGACGAGTAAGGATGGGCAAATTCGTACCTGTTTTTACGGACCTGGAAATGGCAGTTACCAAAATACTCAATGAGCGTACGGCAATGGGCCTCAAAGCCGCTATTTTAAGAGACACGACCATGAGTGTGTCGGAGGATGTTTACACCCGCCATGTGGTGATTGGGGACTCAGTAGGCTTGCATACGTTGCATCAGTTCTGCCATCAAACACGAAGCGGCGAGATCGACGGGTTTGGTCTTAGTGTGAATTGTGTTGGAGTCTATGACATCCGTAAGTATATGCGGTATTTGGAGGGTGAGGAGAAGTGAGGTATGACTTCGATTCTGCAATACAGAGGATAGCAAAGCTTTGGAGCATCTACCGTTCCCTGCGCGAACAGCCAGCTGACGGCTCATGGGACTGGTGGCTTGTGAATGAAATCAACGCGCTGGAAAGTGAAATGGCTACAGCCAGGGAAAACGAAAAGGCCACTGCTCGCAACAGTGACCAATTCAACACACAAACAAATTTGAATAGTGCTATCCTACCACAGTTTCTTGGTGGTGGACAAGCACTATGACACGAGCTGCAGCAGCCGTCGTCATCGAAGACGGACTTGAATATGATTCGTACGGCAGGATGCAATACCATCCAGAATTCCACTTCAATCATGGAACGCCATTCGAAGAGGATGAGTTGGAGTACCTCTGCAAGTTCTATGAAACAGATTCAACGAGATCACTTTCATTTGCTTTAGGGAGAACGGAACGCACAGTAAGAAGCAAGATAGATCAACTGAGAAAAACCGGGATGTATCAGGTGTATATAGATCGTTGGAATGCGCGGTATGACCTTAAATCTAACTGAAATTACAGGAGGAATATGGATATGAAATCAACAGGCGTTGTAAGAAAAATCGATAATTTGGGACGAGTTGTTTTGCCAAAGGAGCTGCGTAACATCTTTGATATTCCAGAAGGCACCCCGATGGAAGTCTTCGTGAACAATAACCAAATCATTCTCAAAAAGTATGAGCCAGGTTGCGCTTTGTGTGGAAGTGTTGAGGACGTACAACCTCATAAAACTGGAAAGTTGGTTTGCAAGGCTTGCCTGTGAAACGCGGGCTTCGGCCCTGCGTGCAGCTGATAGAAAATTGTCAGTTGCACGGAGGTTCGAACCTCCAAGTAATACATAGCGGGGTCATCGGGATCAGTCATCGGAGCTGTACGGCTGGCAGAGAGGGTGGGCTGCTGGCGGCCTCGTGACTAAAGAGAAGGGAGGAGAAAAGTATGTTCAAATTGGACGATTTTGCAAATGGCGCTCTCACTGAAAAATTCAACACGGAGGCGCAACGGGTCTTGGAAAACATCGCTGATCCAAATACCGACCCAAAGAAGGCACGGACCATCACCATGACTATCACACTCAAAGCCGATGAAAACCGCGAGCTGGCTATGGTGGATATCAACACGAAAGCGTCGCTAGCTCCATCAAAAGGCGTGCAAACCAAAATCATCATGGGGCGTGACAGACAAGGGAAGGTTGAAGCTGCCGAGTTGAAATCTGGAGCAGTAGGTCAAACATACATCACGGATGAAGGTGATTTTGCAGACGACAAGGGTAACAAAGTTGTTCAGTTCAAATAACCAGGAGGGGTACTCGTGATTAAAGAAGCCTTGCAATATTTGATTGGTCTTGGAAACACAGAAATCTTGACTGCTGCAACAGGTCAGGAATACGCCTCACAGCCGGTTCACTTGATTAAGCAGCCAACACCAGAGGCTTTAGTTGTTCGGAATCTTTCAGGGCTAGTTGATTATCTGATTAACAACTTTGACGACCAGCCTCCAGTCCTTGTCCATGTCGCTAGTCCGACAAGGGTAGATGTTTTTAGTTCGTACAACCAGGATTTTAACAGAAATCATTTGATTCAGGCCAAAGCACTACTTCCCAGGATAACTTTCGGACAATTTATGGATGCGGAATCTTTCAATATTCTTTTGCAAAGTTGCTTTGTCCCTAATGATGCTCGGGCAATCGTGCTAAAAGTAATTGGCAACTTAAAGGAAGAGACGGTATCCAATATCGGGGATGACGGAGTTTCACAACAAGTGACAGCAAAGACAGGCGTAGCAACGGTCGAAAATATCATTGTTCCTAATCCAGTTGCTTTGAAGCCGTTCAGGACATTTGTAGAAATCGAACAGCCCGAAAGCGAATTCGTTTTCCGCATGAAGTCTGGGCCAACTGCTGCTTTGTTTGAAGCAGACGGAGGGGCATGGGAACTGACTGCGATTGCCAGAATTAGTGAGTATCTGCAAGGTGCGCTTGAAGATGAAATCAAAAGTGGAAAAGTAACAATTATCGCCTAGTTATCCAAACAGAAAAGGACTCCGCTGCAACGGAGTCCTAAGTACAACTATGGTTGGCTTCATGCTACCACAGATGACGCCAGGAGGGAAGAACATTGCTTTGTATGAAGGGCGATGAAGTCAAGATGAAATCCGGCGAAATCGGAACAGTAATTGATACATGGGGGATTGCCCGGGATTGGTGCAAAGTTAAGGCAAATGACGGGCAAATCATTATTACCATGACTGAAAATATTGAATCAATCCTCAAGCGTAATCGAGAGAAATCGAGGAGGAAGCCATGATAACAATTAGCAAGTTGGAAATCGAAAACGTCAAACGTGTCAAAGCCGTCAAAATCGAGCCGACAAGAGCGGGATTAACGGTGGTCGGTGGGAAGAACGGACAAGGCAAGACGAGTGTGTTGGATGCCATAGCTTGGGCATTGGGTGGTAATAAATATCGCCCTTCCCAGGCTGAACGGGAAGGATCGGTGGTTCCGCCGTATCTCCATCTCGTCCTATCCAATGGGCTGGTCGTTGAGCGTAAAGGTAAAAACTCTGATTTGAAGGTGATCGATCCAAACGGCCAGAAAGGCGGTCAGCAGCTGCTTGATAGTTTTGTCGAAGAGCTGGCAATAGATTTACCGAAATTCATGAATTCTACGAGCAAGGAAAAGGCAAATATCCTGCTCCGCATTATCGGCGTTGGTGACAAGCTTCATGAGCTAGAAACCAAGGAAAAGGAGATTTACAACCAGCGCCATACGATAGGTCAGATTGCTGATCAGAAAGCCAAATTTGCCAAGGAACAACCGTATTTTCCAGACGCACCGAAAGAGCCGATTTCCGCGTCGGAGTTGATTCGCCAACAGCAAGAAATACTTGCTCGAAATGGTGAGAATCAGCGTAAACGGCAGCGGGTGGTTGAAATTCGGGCAGATTATTTTAGACAACAACAAGAAGTTAAACGACTGACAGAACTGTTAAACGATGCTCAGGCTAAATTCGAACAGCTTGGTAACGATCTAGGGATTGCGCAAAAAGATACACTCGACCTAATGGACGAGTCGACCGAAGCGTTGGAAGCCAACATTCAGCAGATCGACGAAATCAACCGCAAGGTCAGAGCAAATTTGGACAAGGACAAGGCCGAAACGGATGCAAACGACTACCGCGTGCAATACGAGGCATTGACGGGCAACATCACGGCGATCCGTCAGCAAAAGACAGATCTTCTGACAAATGCGAATTTGCCGCTGCCTGGGCTGTCTGTCGAGGATGGTGAGCTGACCTACAACGGGCAGAAGTGGGACAACATGAGCGGTGCCGAGCAATTGAGGGTAGCCACCGCGATTGTTCGCAGGCTCAAGCCAAATTGCGGATTTATCTTGTTGGACAAGCTTGAGCAAATGGATCTGGAGACTTTGAACGAATTCGGTCGTTGGCTGGAGCAGGAAGGACTACAGGCAATTGCTACTCGAGTCAGCACGGGAGATGAGTGCTCTATCATCATCGAAGACGGATACGTTGCTGGGCAGGAAGGTGTTCAGGTGCAACAGCAGCCAGAAGCGATTGATCCGGCCCCAACATGGAAAGTAGGTGAATTTTAATGCAAGTCATCAGTGGAAAAGTAGAAAAGGCCAAGAAGGTTGTGACCTATGGTCCAGAGGGTATTGGGAAATCCTCTTTGGCTGCACAGTTCCCTCGCCCCATCTTTATAGATACGGAAGGGTCCACTACGGAAATGGAAGTCGACCGCCTGCCGAAGCCGACTAGCTGGGAAATGCTCCGGCAGCAGGTGGAGTGGGTGAAGCAACAGGGTAGTCGATTTGGAACGCTCGTTATCGATACGATCGATTGGGCCGAAATGCTTTGCGTGGAGAGTATTTGCGCGAAGCATCAGAAAAACGGTGTTGAGGACTTCGGCTACGGAAAAGGCTACATCTACGTCGCGGAGGAACTTGGTCGCTTTTTGAACCTACTCAGCGATGTCATCGAAGCCGGCATTCATGTTGTGTTGACTGCTCACGCGCAAATCATTAAGTTCGAGCAGCCTGACGAGATGGGTGCTTATGACCGCTACCAGCTCAAGCTGGGACAAAAAACTGGTTCGAGAACAGCGGCACTCGTCAAAGAATGGGCTGATATGGTTCTGTTCATCAATTACAAGACGTTTTCTGTTGCTACGGACAAGGAAGGCAAGAAGAACAAGGGGCAAGGTGGCACACGCACGGTTTATGCAACGCACCATCCAGCGTGGGATGCGAAAAACCGCCATGGTCTACCGGACGAGTTCCCACTGGACTATCGCTATCTTTCCCACATCTTCAATGGTTCTGGTTCTGCAAACGTATCAGCTCCTGCGCAGCAACAATCGTCAGAGGGATGGTCAATGCAATCACCTGAAGGTGGTGGATGGGTAAATACTGCGCCATCGCAAGTTTATGGGCAGCCTCAGTCGCCTACGCAGCCAGACGCGGGACAGCCACTTGCACAGGAACAGCAACCTTCTGCCGATGAAGCATTGAAACCGCATATTCCGAATGACATTCCACCTTCATTGCGGGACCTGATGGTCCAACATCAGGTGTCAGAAAACGAGATTCAGATTGTGGTAAGCAATAAGGGTTACTATCCGATGGATACGCCGATCAGTAATTACGACAAGGGATTTGTGGAAGGTGTACTTGTGGGTGCTTGGCAACAAGTGTTTCAAATGATTCAAGAAACCAGAAATGACTTGCCATTTAATTAACAACGGGAGGAATTAGACATGAACAATATGGAGAGAGAATTCGGCTGGGACGACGAGATTCAAAAGGATGGTGGCGGGGACTTTGTTTTGCTCCCTGTAGGTGACTACAATTTTACAGTTACTAAATTTGAACGAGCCCGATTTGCTGGAAGCGAAAAAATGCCGCCTTGCAATCAGGCAAAGATGGAAATTACCATACACTCTCCAGAACATGGTGACGTTGTGGTTTTCCATAATCTATTCCTGCATAGCAAGACGGAAGGTCTGCTCTCCAATTTCTTCGCTGGGATTGGGCTCAAGAAGAAAGGCGAACCACTGCGAATGAACTGGAATGCCACGCTTGGACGTAGAGGTCGCCTGAAACTTGAGGTGCGAAACTACACGAGTAAGGGTGAGCAACGATCTAGCAATCAAATCAAAAGTTTCTATGATTACGATGACATCGCTGCACAACAACAGCAGCCACAATACAATCAGGCTTCACAGTACAATCAGCAACCACAATACCAGCAACAAAACCAATATCAACAGCAACAACAGTATCAACAGTCACAACAGCAGTATCAGGCACCGTTTCCAACGGGCGGGCAGCAAAGCGGCGGGTTCACGCCGGGCCAGTTTTAGGAGGTAATTATGGAGCTTAGACCTTATCAACAAGAGGCGCGCGACTCCATTCAAAACGAATGGAAAAACGGTGTGAAAAAGACGTTGTTGGTTCTTCCGACCGGATGTGGCAAAACAATCGTGTTTTCGAAGGTCATTGAAGATCGGGTAAGGCTGGGCGAGCGTGTGCTCGTCCTGGCCCACCGCGGGGAGCTGCTTGACCAGGCGGCGGACAAACTGGAGAAGTCAACAGGTTTGAAATGCGCAAGGGAAAAAGCCGAGCAAACGTCAGTTGGTAGCTGGTTCCGTGTTGTTGTAGGCAGCGTGCAAACGATGATGCGTGAAAAGCGTTTGGAGCGATTTGATCATGATTTCTTCGATACGATCATCATTGACGAAGCGCATCACTGCATTTCTGATAGCTACCAACGGGTTTTGCAGTATTTCGAGACGGCAAACATTCTGGGAGTAACGGCCACACCGGATCGCGGCGACATGCGCAATCTGGGGAGCTATTTCGAGAGCCTGGCCTATGAGTACACGCTGCCGAAGGCGATCAAGAGCGGTTATCTCAGCCCGATCAAAGCAATGACGATTCCTCTCCAACTGGATTTGACCTCAGTTGGGCAACAGGCGGGTGACTTCAAGTCAAGCGACCTGGGGACAGCTTTGGACCCGTATTTGGAATCTATCGCTGCTGAAATGTGGCGAGTAGCGCAAGACCGAAAAATCGTCGTGTTCCTGCCACTTGTGAAGACGAGCCAGAAATTTACTAACATCCTGAATTCATTCGGATTTCGGGCTGCCGAAGTCAATGGAGAATCACAGGATCGGGCGCAGATTTTGGAAGATTTCGATAACGATAAATACAATGTCCTATGCAATTCCATGCTGCTGACAGAGGGCTGGGATTGCCCAAGCGTAGATTGTGTGGTTGTCTTGCGGCCTACCAAAGTTCGCAGCTTATATAGTCAGATGGTCGGGCGTGGTACCCGGCTACACCCTGGAAAAACTGAATTGTTGTTGTTGGATTTCCTGTGGAATACCGAGCGGCACGAGCTCTGCCATCCAGCGCATTTGATTGCTGAGAATGAGGAGATCGCTAAAGCCATGACTAAACAGATTGAGGAAGCAGGCATTGCGCTTGATCTGGAAGATGTCGAAAAGCAAGCCGTGGAAGATGTGATTGCGCAGCGTGAGGAAGCACTTGCCAAGCAACTGGAAGAAATGAAGAAACGGAAGCGCAAGCTGGTCGATCCGCTCCAATTTGAAATGAGTATCCAGGCAGAAGACCTCTCCAGCTATGTTCCGTCTTTCGGATGGGAAATGGCACCGCCGAGTGATAAGCAAATCAAAACGCTGGAGAAGCTGGGCATTTTACCAGAAGAAATCCATAACGCTGGTAAAGCGACGAAGCTGCTAGAGCGCCTGGACAAAAGGCGTGAGGAAGGGTTGACCACGCCCAAGCAAATCAGGTTCCTGGAGCAACGAGGGTTCGAACATGTCGGCACTTGGTCATTCGATAATGCAAAACGCCTGATTGATCGGATCGCAGCCAATGGTTGGCGCATGCCAGATGGTGTTAATCCAAAAGAGTATCGCGGCGAGTAGCTATGAGGAGGGTAATATGAACGCTCTTAAATCAGTTCAATTGATGCGCAAGTATGCAAATTGTAAGGAATGCGGTAACGACAAAGTTGGCAACGGCGAAGGAGCTTTGCTCATTGAAGACGATATTTTCAAACGCAGTTGCAAATGCGGATGGAGTATTGAAGTGGATGAAAACGATAACCCATTGCTAAATCTGAGTATAGCTGCCTGGGCGACTATAGGTCCAAGAAAAATCTACGAGATCCATGATAAAGATGATAGGTTCTTCGGCTATGTCAGCGTTAATGAATTGCAGAAAATGGGCTACGTAAAGCGCATCGATCATTGCAAAAAGGCGGAGGAGTTTTTCAATACTCCCGATGGATTGGCATGGGTTAAGAAAAATAGATTTTTCATTGTGATGTAAAGGTTGTGACATTAATGGAACGTAATTTGGACCTTATTGCGCTGCTGGCTTACATCGACCCGGCCTATCTGGCTTATCAGGAATGGATCAATGTCGGCATGGCTCTCAAATATGAAGGATATACAGCAAGTGATTGGGATGATTGGAGCAAGCGCGACGGGTCCCGTTACAATCCAGGCGAATGCTTCAAAAAGTGGACGACATTCGAAGGAACAGGCGGTAAGCCAGTCACTGGCGCGACAATCACACAGATGGCGAAAGACAACGGATGGATGCCGCGTTCTGGCGGTGAAGACAGAGAGTTGGGCTGGGACGATGAGATTGCGGGCGATTACGTAGTGGTTGATAAGAACTGGATCGAAGGCAAGGAGATCCACGAGCCGGCTGTGTGGAATCCGGTGCAGCAGCTAACAACGTATCTGACCACACTGTTTGAGGCATCCGAAAATGTTGGGTACGTGGTGGATACATGGCAGAACGATGAAGGGAAATTCCTGCCCACCAAAGGGGCATGGGACCGGACAGCAGGCGAGCTGATTCAATTGCTTAATCAAAGCAATGGCGATATCGGGTCTGTGCTGGGAGACTACAATCCCGAAGCAGGAGCCTGGATACGATTCAATCCGCTCGATGGCAAGGGCGTGAAGAACGATAACGTGACCGAATTCCGGTACGCCTTGGTAGAGTCCGACACCATGGACATTGAAAAGCAACACGCGATTATGCGCGAGCTGGAGCTGCCAATCGCTGTCCTCGTGTATAGCGGCGGGAAGAGTCTCCACGCAATCGTTCGTATCGATGCGGTCAGCTACGACGAATATCGGAAGCGCGTAGATTACCTGTACAACGTGTGCAAAAAGAACGGCTTGAACATCGATAATCAAAACCGCAACCCCTCCAGGCTTTCCCGTATGCCGGGCATTGAGCGGAACGAAAAAAAGCAATTCATTGTAGATACCCACATTGGGAAAAGCAGTTGGGCTGAATGGAATGAATGGATCGAAGGTATCAACGACGATTTGCCGGACCCAGAGAGCCTGGCAAACTATTGGGACAATATGCCGCCGTTGGCTCCACCGTTAATTGAGGGTGTACTCAGACAGGGACATAAAATGCTGATGGCAGGGCCGTCAAAGGCTGGTAAATCGTTTTTGCAGATTCAGCTTAGTATCGCCATTGCTGAGGGCATCAAATGGTTAGTGTGGCAATGTACACAGGGAAAGGTTCTTTACGTCAATCTGGAGCTAGACAGCGCCAGTGCCTTAGATCGTTTCAAGAATGTTTACCTGGCCTTGGGGCTACAGCCTCGCAACATTGACAATATCGACATTTGGAATTTGAGAGGCAAATCCGTACCAATGGACAAGCTGGCTCCGAAATTGATCCGGCGGGCAGCCAAGAAAAATTACATTGCGGTCATTATTGACCCGATCTACAAGGTCCTGACTGGCGACGAGAATAGCGCTGACCAAATGGCCCATTTCACGAACCAGTTCGATAAGATCGCGACGGAGCTCGGGGCCAGCGTCATCTATTGTCACCACCATTCAAAGGGTTCTCAAGGTGGCAAAAAGTCGATGGACAGGGCCAGTGGCAGCGGCGTGTTTGCCCGCGATCCAGACGCGCTGATCGACCTAGTGGAGCTAGATGTAACAGAGGCTTTACTCAAACAAGAGGAAAACAAGGCGGTATGCGCCGTATACAAGCAGCTCTTTGAAAAATTCAATCTGAACTATTTGGACGAGCATGTCTCCCAGGACGATCTACTGAGTACCAGGGCGATGGAGGATCACGCCAAACGCGCCATACCAAGGCAAGCAGAAGCAGCCAAAGAGAGCCTTGAACAAGCTGTGCGCAGTGTCCGCAAACGATCAGCATGGCGCGTGGAGGGCACGCTGCGCGAGTATCCAAAATTCGATTCAGTCAACATGTGGTTCCAGTATCCCGTCCACCGCGTAGACGATGTAGGCAGCCTGAAAGACATCGAGCCAGAAGGCGATGCGCCAGCCTGGAAGAAGGCAACGAGCAAGAGAAAAGATAAAGCCAACAAGGAGCGCCGAAGCAAGGCAGACGAGTTCGAAGATGCTGTCAACAATTGCAATATGGGCGAGGCTCCGACAGTCAAAGACCTTCAAGAGTGGTTTTCGTCAACTGGAAAAACGGTTGCTGATCGTACAATCCGGGACTGGATAGCGAAATTCGGTTACTGGATCGACAAGAACAACGGAAACGTCGTTGTCAAAAAAGAAGACGGTGACGGCGGCAACGATCATGATTAATGCCGCCGCACAAAATCCGCTGAACGGCGGCGGAAACCATAATTTTATGATCATTTCCGCGCGGCGGATATACGATTTTTATGATGAACGCAATTCGGCGGATTAGCGGCGGGGATTTGGTACGTCATGGTGCATGCCGCCGGGAGGCGGGGACTCTATATATAAATATATAGGGATAGGGAGTGGCGTGTCGCAAGCGCCACTCCCCCTCCCCCTACATTTATTTAAAAAGCCGCCGCCGCAAATTTCAAAATGGAAGTGGTAAAATGGCGACCGAATTTTTTATGGCGATGATTCCCCCGACTGCTACGCATCAAGAGAAGAAGGTGTCTGGTGCAAACGGCAAACCAACCTTCTATGAGCCTGATAACCTCAAAGCAGCACGAGCAAAACTAACAGCTCATCTCGGGCAACATGTACCGAAGCAAAAATATACCGGAGCTTTACGAGTAATAGTCAAATGGCTTTTTCCGATTTCAGAGGGGAGTAAGCATTTCGACGGAGAGTGGAAGATCACTAAACCAGATACACACAATTTGAATAAACTTCCGTTCGACATTATGACTGATTTGGGATATTGGACTGATGATGCCATTGTGGCAAGTGAGATCATCGAAAAGTTCTGGGCCAAGCGCCCAGGAATCTATGTCCGAATCGAAGAGCTATAGCCTATGGATTACAAAGCCTTTTACGACGATGTCGTTAGCTGGATCAATCAGGTTAACCAAGCTGCTGCTAGATACGGGATGCATACTGAGCAATTCTGGGTATGGGTAGCAGATTCAACTGCAGCTATCAGCAAGAAGTATCAGAATAATCGGCTGGTCATCAAACAAATGCTCATGCTCGTTAACTGGCTTGAAGAAGTGTATGAAAACAGCATCAATACTAAAGGGTAAACGGTTAATCTGCTGGATAGACTCGACCGTCTCCACCAAACAAGTTGCGGACTACAGCGTAAACTCGCACAGGCAGGGACGGAAAAACAATAGCAATATGATTCGGTGGAATTTTTAGCTGCTTCGACTGAACGAGTGCAAACGGGATAAACCGTTCGGATAATACCCTAACAAGTGCATTCGCTTCGGACCAAGTAACGACATAGTAAAACGACCTTTCCACATGACAACACTCCTTTTTCTTGGAGCGTAACGTGGAAGGATGGGACAAAAAAAGCAGGGTACACAAGCTCAATTAAGTTAAGGAGGCGCGAAGGTGAAAACATGCTATGTGGGTGTAAAGGCTGAGAGCGTTGAAAAGCTTGCAAAACGAATCGAAGAAGACGAGGAGGATGTAATCATTCTACCAGTTGTTTCTCCTAAGTCGGTTTCGGCTCCAACTAAGAAAAAGCCAAATCACATGTTTGAGTTTGTGGCTATGGTACCGCCTGACATTCTCAAGGAGGAATATCAGAAGGCAGCTATTTCAAATTTCGGAGGATTCATTGTCATGAGGCTACCCAAACACATGATCAAGCCTGAATTTTTAGGGAAGTAACGGGGGGGAAGGGCAAATGAACAAGGAGCAGATTTTTACTGGACAGGATGACCTGCAAGAAGCATTAGAATCCCTCCACACTACACTTGTTTTTGATCCGAGTGATTGGGCGGTAAGTAACAGAAAGGCATGGATTTACGGAATTGTTATTGGGTGGGGAGATGTGCTGGAATCGGTCGCGAAGGCAATCGGATGGACAGACGAAACAGTAGAGCGTCTGAAAAAGTATCACAATGCCGTTGAAGCGTACCGCAAAGGAACGGAACAGCATTCAAATTTGTATCAACTTTTTCAGGAAATCTTCGGTTTTGAGCTGTCAGAACGATCGCACGACATTATCGAAGAAAGTATTGGATACACGTTGATTCATGAAGGGGTGCCTCTGAAAAAGATCGTGCAGATTGCTAAGGCCTACTACGACGAGCATGAATGGGCACGGGATGATATCCCATACTGCTTTGTGACTGGGCTGCATAACGAGGGGCTCATTTAACAAAATGCTCAGGGAGATAAGGAGGGTAGCGCATGGGATCCATCAGACACAACGCCGTTGTGGTGACAGGAGAAAATTATGACAGGAAGAAGTTCGAGAATGCCCATGTGAAAGCAATGGAGCTGTTCGGGTTGCTTACTTCACCTATCGTGACAAGCGAATTGAACGGATACATGAGCTTTTTTGTAGCGCCAGACGGCAGTAAAGAAGGTTGGGCAGAGTCCGACATTGGCGATGAGAAAAGGAAAGAGTTCGCTGATTATATTGATTCGTTGGCATATGGGGACGGTTCGAATACCGTGAAGTTCGTTGTTGTCGCGTATAACGAGTTGCACGGGACGGAGATCGAGCGAACCAACGCTTTGGATCGTAACCTTGTTTCCGAAAGTGGGATGAAGAGGGAACGAGATATCCATGAGTGGTTCGAACTAACATACGCGCAGTACCTGACAATTCCGAGGAGTGTCCTGCAATCCATGCCTGAAACATGGCAGAAGAAGTTTGTTGTACTCCTGGAGGAGCTAGATGAAACACAGTGGCTATCTTTGCTACCAAAGGATACCTGCTACAAGGTAGAACTCAGGCAAATGAAAGATTCTCTTAATGGCAGAGGGTGGACGTGGGGCGGAAAAGTATCGGACCCACTCGCTGATTATCAAAGGGGCCGAAGGAACATATTTGCCGAGTAATCGGAGGTATTGAGATGGGAGAGTATTTTGAGTGCGAAGTGAAAAGAAACAACGAGGATGAAACATTTGTAGCTACGGTCTCCCTTCGGCTTTTACCCAGAATTGGGGAACACATTAAAATCGCAACGGATCAGAATGTTTACAGTTTCAAGGTAACAGACATTTGGCACTTTGTAGCCGGATCGCAAGGAGGACATATAGTACAAATTTACGTTGATTGGGCCTAAATCATTACGTTTGAAAACTGAGGAGCGATCAAATTGAATGCTTATGGATTCGCAGCCGTTACAAACGTCGGGGTGTGTATAGCGGTGGCATCGGCACTTTGGTATACGGGGAGTTTGTGGTCGTTCCTCGGCCTTATCTTTCTCCAAAGTGTCAACGTGACAAATGAAAAAGACGAGGTGAAGCAGGATGCAAGCAGGACGTGAAGTGAAGTACCAGATATGGATAGAGCCTACAAGGGAAATGAAAACGGTCACCGCGCTATTGTTTGACGATGATGGACAGCTGTTCGGCGTAAAGACCCCAGATTCCGAAGTTAACTCTTGCTTGAGTATTCATACAGTCCGTGTAAGACAATTCACTGGCTTGAGCGACAAGAATGGCAAGGAGATTTATGAAGGGGATCTTGTTGAAATCAGTGATCATCCCTTTGAAGGACCTGTAAAAGTTAACGGAATATACGAAGTGGGTTACAACGAACGAATGGAATTGTGCTGTGGGAGTTGGTTGTTGCATCGTGAACTGCCTTACATCATGGTCGTTGGCAACAAATACGTAAACCCTGAGCTGCTGGAGGTGGGCAAGTGATGCAAGCAAAACGTGAGGTCAAGTTTCGTGTTTGGGACAAGCAGAACAAAGAAATGATCTATCAAAAGCCTCTGAGCCTAACTAAGTTCATGATTACGATTGACGGGGATTTCGGGTGGTTCGATTTTGAGCGGCAGATATGGAGTGGTATTATTCCGAAAGCGTTTATTGAGCTCCAGCAGTTCACTGGCCTTTACGATAAGAACGGCGCAAAGATTTATGAGGGTGACATCGTGTCCTTATCAATCGATGATGAGACAAGACTATTCGAGGTAGCGATTGAAACCGTCGTACGTGACGTTGTCAGCCACCCAAGCTTTGATGGGGCCACCGCTAGAGTTGCGATAACTGGAGTTGTGTTCAAGTGGAAAGGATTTGAGTTATTCCCTTGCATCAATAAAGGCATTCCTGACAATTTGAAAATGGAAGTCATCGGCAACATCCATGAAAACCCTGAGTACCTAGAGGTGAGCGATAATGCAAGCTGGGCTTGAGGTGGACAAGAAGATAGCCGAGGCAATCGGGTTGCAAGAAATACTACCTGATATGTGGATAAGGAACGGTGTACCAACTATCTTGCCTAAATTCTCGACCACCTGGGGAGACATGGGCGTGCTGGTGGAGGAAGCGCGGAAGCAAGGTATCTACCTCGACATTCTGCCAAACGAAACTTGCTATATCTGTGAAGCCAAAACAATATCTAACGCCATAATCGGACAAGCAACAAAGAGTGAAGCACCTTACGCTGCATGCTTGGCATTTCTGGAGGCAAAAGAAAAAAGGGGGATTGTACGATGAGTGTAAAATTGTATGTTTCCGAAGGACAAAAGCGCGTGGAGCTTGAGTTGTCAAAAGCAAACAACCTACAGGTGTTAAACATCATTCAGGGGATGTTTGGATTCTTGGGGTACGAGCTGAAAGAAGTCCCAAAGCCAATTCAGAAAAGCGTGAGCTTCGAGCCAATTTTGCCTAAGCCAATGGTGATAGATAAAACGGAAATTGGCGTTGAATTGAAAGACACCTCAAAGGGTGAGATGCCGACGAAAGACTCCGAGGAAGTGGACAAGCAGACTAAGGGATTACGGAAGCTACCATTCATCAATGGCGAACATACTTTGTCTCAATCTCTTGGAGAAAAGTTGGGGCCGCTTCTTTGGTTGGAAGTGAAGGAGGGCGCGGCCTGGGTGGATGGATCAGATAATCCGCTAGTTCCAAAAGAGAGCCAATCTCATATGACCTTCCAAGTGGAAGAATCGCTTATTGATCTAACTAAGGAGAATCCAGGTGTTCGTTATGTCGATGGTGTCCCACGATATCAAACATACATCTACTGCAAAAACGGAAAATGCAGTCAGCGGACAAAAGTGTTCGTAAAAGAATCGCAGTTGTCCGTCTATTGCCCAGCATGCAATACCAAGCATGTTAGACGGGATGCCACGCATGGAGGATTCCCGGAACAAGATGATTTTGGAAACTACTACAAAGCGGATCGGCTCTGGGTGGAGAACCACAAACCTCATCACGAAAGAATCAAAAGCCCGTTGAAATGATCCAATAGAGTAAGATGGCCAAACAAGGACGGTGAACAGCATGCAGCCCATCCAGTCCTATCAGGATATTTGTAAGGAGATTGATATTTTTGAAATACGTATAAAAGATTTAGAACGGGAATATCAATTTTGGTACCATGGGTGCTTTAATTCCAGTAGACGTTTTTCTGCGCCATTGGATATTTGCCTGAAGCGGATGGAAACGATATGCGATCAGGTAGAGGCATATAGTCGTGTCCTTGAAGAGAAAGAGAAAACGAGGAAAGCCATTGAGGAACGTTTGAATGAATTCGATGGGCTGGAGTACAAAGTGCGATTTATGCAGGATGTGGAAGGAAAGACGTTGGCAGAGATTGCGGCTGAATTAGGTTACTCCTATGACTGGATAAGAAAGATCAACAGTCGGATCAAGAAGGCACAAAGAAGGCACACTGCCATTGCAAAAAACGTGGTACGATGATAGCATCGAAAAATTATGAACAGCGAAAATGTACAAGCCATCCGGCATATCGGGTGGCTTTTTTCGTGCATTTTGCAAGGAGGAAAAAGGCGTGAACATTCGTACTATCCCTGTTTCTATGATCAACGTTGCTGATTACAACCCACGCCTCGACCTACAGCCAGGTGAAGATGAATACGAAAAGCTGAAAAGATCCATCGAGGAGTTTGGGTATCTAGAGCCAGTGATTTGGAACGAAGTCACGGGGAACATCGTAGGTGGGCATCAACGGTACAAAATTCTGTTGAACGAGCAGGGCCGGACCGAGATTGAGGTGGTTGTCGTTCAATTGGAACCAGAAAAGGAAAAGGCGCTTAATATTGCTTTGAACAAAATAGGTGGCGATTGGGACCTTCCCAAATTGCGCGATATGATGAACGACCTGCAAGGGCTTGACTTCGACCTTTCGCTAACAGGATTTGATACGGCTGACTTGGACGAATTGTTCCAAAGTGAGTCGTTTTCTTTAGAGCCAGAGAATGTCGAAGTGAAAGAGGATGATTTCGATGTTGAAGACGCGCTCTCAAAAGCCGAAGATCCAGTCACACGACCAGGCGACCTTTGGATTATCGGGCGACATCGCCTTTTGTGCGGAGATTCGACCAACCAAACGGACGTTGAACGGCTTATGGATGGCAAGCTTGCTGCGATGGCATTCACGGATCCGCCGTACAACGTGGATTACACCGGTAAAACGAAGGATGCCCTCAAGATTGAGAACGACAAGATGGCAGACAGCCAGTTCAAGGAATTCCTGGTGACCGTCTATCAAAACCTCTTTTACGTATCCGAAGACGGAGCGCCTATCTATGTATGTTATGCCGCTACGGAGGGCGCAAATTTTAAATCAGCTATGAAAGAATCGGGATGGCTTTTGAAACAGTGTCTCGTTTGGGTAAAAAATAGTTTTTCTATCGGCCGACAGGATTACCATTGGCGTCACGAACCCATTCTCTATGGATGGAAGCCGGGGGCTGCACATCGATGGTATGGTGACCGTAAGCAGGACACGGTCTGGGAAATCGATAAACCAGCACGTAATGCAGAGCATCCCACGATGAAGCCAATTGCTCTAGTAGCTCGAGCTTTACAGAACAGCAGCAGGCGTGGGGACATCGCGGTCGACTTCTTTGGCGGTTCTGGATCAACGATTGTTGCAGCTGAGCAAACCGAGCGGGTCGCCTACCTCATGGAGATTGACCCCAAATATTGCGATGTGATCGTAAAACGATGGGAACAACTCACTGGTGAAATAGCTGTGAAGGCATAAGAAAAGGAGAGCGCAATAGCACTCTCCCACTCAAGCCGGGTCACCCCAGCAGAGATAGTGGAACACCGTGGCCACGGATTCTTCAAGCCACTATCTCATTTCCATAATATAGGAAAGCTGTGGTGGCATCAATGAAAAAGCAAAAAGACGAACTGCTGACCGACTTTGTTGATACGAACCAGAAATATAGAAAGGTGGTCCATGCGGTCATTGCCCAATGGGTGAAGGATTACAAAACTGGGAAGATCGTCATCAACTCAGTGCGTGATCTGCATTTGCTCATGAAGATGGAGCAAGAGTTGCAAAAATCTATAGCTGCAGATACCAAGCGAATAGAGGACAAGCAAGGACGCCACGCAGGTGAGGAGCGCCAAATGACTATGTATGACGATGGTCAATAGGTACTTCCAGACAGCCTGATGCCATGCGGGTCGAGCGAGCCCCGAAATTCAGCTAGACTCAAAATTTTAAAGTCACTTCCTATTCACAGATCGTTGCTACTACTGAAAAAGTCGCTTCATCTACTGTCCCGAATTGCCGTGGGTCAAGAAGAGGAAGCGATTTGTTTTTTACTTCCGAAAGAAAGGAGAGAACTCATGGATATGATTGTGGGCACACAGCAGCTTGCTGATGTGATCGGAAAAACCCCCAAATGGGTAAATACACTCACCCGGGATGGTGTCCTTGAACAAATCAGCAGAGGAAAATACGATCTAGCCAACAACGTTCAGCGGTACATCAAATACGCGCAGCATCTTAGCGATAATACAGACATCGATTACAACGAGGAAAAAGCGCTGCACGAACGCGCAAAGCGAAAAATTGCTGAGTTGGATCTGGCAGAAAAAGAATTGTCGCTTATTCAAATAGATGAAGTAGTGAAGATTATAGAGCGAATGGTTGGTCTGTTCAAAGCGCGCTGCCTCACAATCCCATCGAAAGTATCTCCTTTGCTCCAATTTGAAACAGAAATGCCGGTAATCGTGGGGATATTGCAAAAAGAGATTAAAGAAGCATTGCAAGAGCTGGCCGATCACTATACCAACTTTGCTGAAAAGGGCACGGTCGAGCCAACTGGTGAAGAGCATGAGCCAGAAACATCGTAAGCTTTACCAGGCTATCGCCCAAATCGTTTCTCCTCCTACCGATTTGACAATAACTGAGTGGGCAGATGCCTACCGATATCTGTCTCCTGAATCGGCAGCTGAGGCAGGGAAGTACAGAAGCGAACGGGCGCCCTATCAAAAGGGCATGATGGATGCAGTTAGTGATCCAGAAGTAGAAGAAGTAGTATTTGAGATGGGATCACAGGTTGGAAAAACGCTATCTCAGGAAAACATCATTGGATATTACATCGATCAGGACCCGTCTCCTATGATGCTGGTTGTCCCCACACTAGATATGGGAAAAAGCTTTTCAAAAGATCGACTAAGCACAATGATACGCGATACGCCAGTTTTGACTAAAAAGGTAGCTGATTCGAAAGCCAAAGATTCAGGAAATACCATCTTGCACAAATCATTCCCGGGCGGTCATATCACCATCGTGGGTAGTAATTCCCCTGCCTCCCTGGCGAGCCGCCCGATCAGGATATTGCTGGTCGATGAGCTGGACCGATTCGAGGCGACTTCTGAGGGTGACGCGTTGGATTTGGCAAGAAGACGGACAGCCACGTTCCACAATAGAAAAATTGTAGTTGCGTCAACGCCGACAATTAAGGGCCATTCGCGGATCGAGCAGTTATACAATAACTCTTCGAAAGGTGAATGGAATCTTCCATGTCCAAAGTGTGAGGCACTCCAACCTTTGGATTGGAAACGGATCATATTCGATTCCGTATCGATGCGCTGCTTGCATTGTGGCTTCGATTCTCCTGAAATTGATTGGAAGAAACAACAGATTGCCGGAAAAGGTGAATGGATACATGAATTCCCGGAACGAAAAGTAAAGGGATTCCACATGAACGCGTTAGCGTCTCCATGGACTCGTTGGCAAGAAATGATCGAAGCTTTTTTGATCGCACAGGACGAGTTGAAAAAAGGAAATCCCGAGCAGATGCAGGTTTTTGTTAATACGTTATTGAGCGAAACATGGGAAGATCGCGGTGATATTCAGGACGAAAACATTCTCCTGGAGCGGCGAGAAAGCTACGATGCTGAGCTACCGAACGGCGTTCTCGTCCTTACGATGGCAGTCGACACCCAGAATGACCGATTAGAGTACGAAGTTGTCGGCTGGGGCAAAGAAGAAGAGTCTTGGGGAATCGAAAAAGGAGTTATCTGGGGAAAGCCAGACAATCCGCAAACATGGAGAGAGCTCGATGATAAGCGGGAACGAGTCTGGAAATTCGCCAATGGTGCAGGACTGATTATAGCGTGTACTTTTGTTGACTCAGGCGGTCATTACACCGATGAAGTTTATAAATACTGTGGGCAGAGACTCCAAAGCCGTGTTTTCGCCATTAAAGGGGAAGGCGGTTCAGGCCTTGAGTTAATTCGAAAGGTATCCAAAAACAACAAATACAAGCTTCCTCTCATCCTCCTTGGTGTGGATTCTGGAAAGACGACGATCATGCAGCGCTTGCTGATCCAAGAGCCAGGACCGCACTTTTTTCATTTCCCGATTGAGGAAGAGTGCGGATATGATCAGATTTATTTCAAAGGTCTTGTTTCTGAGCGGCAGGTGTTTCGAAGAAAGAATGGCCAAACGGTCATGGTTTGGGAAAATGTCGCCAAGGACAAGAGGAATGAGCCGCTGGATTTACGGGTCTATGGTCTTGCAGCGTTGCGTTTGCTGAAACCAGACTTTGATGCACTCGAAAAACGCTTGCGGGAAACTAATCCTCCCGTAAAACATACAGCTGCAGCCAAACAAATATCAGGCCAGCAAGCAAAGCAGCTAGTCAAGCGCTCAAAGCTTTGGTGAGGGGGTGTAGGATATGGCTTATGATCCAAGACAACAGACAAGGCTACAAGATGAGCTGGAAATTGTTAAAGACCGTCTGAGTAAATACTACGAGGCTGAAACAGCCATTTTGACTGGGGCACAGGAATACCGTATCGGGTCCAGGAATTTGCGGCGTGGCGACTTAAAACTCATCAAAGAAGAGATTGAGAAGCTGCAAGACCGGAAAAACGAACTGGAAAACTCACTAACAACAGGTGAGAGTCCATCAAAGCGTAAGGCATTTCGAGTCATCTATCGAGATTTGTAAGGGGGTGAGTAATTTGTGAAGTTCTTAGACAAAACAATTGAATGGCTATCACCAACTATGGCGTTAAATCGAGAAGTGAATCGCGCAAAACTATCGGCACTTCGGAGGGTTACGAATAGCGGTTATTCGAATAGCGGGGGCAGCAAACAAAAAAACTCAATGAAAGGCTGGCGCAGTGACAGCAAAAGTCCGCAAGAGGACATCGGACAAAATCTTGCTTTACTGCGGGAGCGCAGCCGTGACCTTTACATGGGTGGGGGTCTGGCTACAGGAGCCATTAAGAAAAATCAGTCGAATGTCGTGGGCTCAGGACTCACACTCAAATGCCAACTCAATTACCGGTTACTTGGTATTACAGCGGAGCAGGCAAAGGAGTGGGAAGATCGTACAGAGTTTGAATTTAACCTTTGGGCATCATCCAAGATCGATAACACTGGGTTAAATGACTTCTACGATGCACAACGGATCATGTTGACCGGATGGCTGCTGAACGGTGATTCCCTTGCTGTTATGAAATATACAGATGCCGCAGAGCGGCTAAATCCATATCGTATGCGGCTTCACCTCATTGAGGGAGACAGGCTCAACAATCCAAATCATACGCAAGGATACTCCCCAATCCTTACTACCGAGGGCTTCTCGTTTTCCGAATATGTGCAGCTGTCAGATGGCCGTGCTATCCAAAATGGAGTCGAGACAGACCCGAATGGTAAAGTGATTGCTTACTGGATAAGCAATAAACACCCGAACAGTACGATTCCACAAGGACATATAACACAATGGACGCGCGTTGAGGCACAGAATCCAGTTTCCGGATTGCCTAACGTGCTTTTTGTCATGGATGCGGAGAGGGCAGAGCAATATCGCGGTGTACCGTATCTTGCTCCTGTCATCGAGCAAGTCAAACAAATGGACCGTTATGCCGAGGCTGAGATGGCAGCGGCGATCATCAATAGTTTTTTCGCTGCCTTCATTACACGAAAAGAAGGAGCAAAAAACGAAATACCGTTTACCAATCCCATTCCTGAAAGTGAGCAATTGAAACTGTCGCCAGAGGAACGGCTTTCCAGTTACGAGTTGGGTCCGGGAACCATCAACATGTTGGCAGAAGGCGAGGAAGTGACCTTTGGAGATCCTACGCATCCGAACGCCGGCTTTGATTCGTTTACAAAGACCATGGCGCAGTTAGCAGGCGCAGCGTTAGACATGCCATATGAAGTGTTGCTTTCTGTGTTCAACAGTAGCTATTCAGCGAGTCGAGCTGCACTCTTGCAAGCGTGGAGATCCTTCCGAGACCGTCGTGATTGGTTCTCGCATGATTTCTGTCAGCCGGTCTACGAAACATGGTTATTTGAAGCCGTGGCAACCGGACGTATTAAGGCACCTGGATATTTTAACGATCCGGTCATGCGAAAGCTTTGGAGCCAAGCCATTTGGATTGGACCGAGTCCTGGTCAAATCGACCCTGAGAAAGAAGTAGATGCTGCCGTGAAACGAATCAACAACGGATTTAGCACGCATGAACGAGAAACGGCGGAGCTCACAGGGATGGACTGGGATAGCAATATTGACGTGCTGATGCGCGAGTGGGAGGCACGTCGGGACCTGCCACAAGCACAAATTCCGGGCATGAAAGGAGGTGACAAACAAAATGCCAAAACGGATTGAAGTTAGAGGTGCAATCATCCCGAATGACCATCAATGGATTTACGACTTATTCGAAATGGATGCAACAAGCCCTGGAAAAATATCGAAAGCGATTGCGGAAGCAAACGGCGATGATCTTGAGGTCATTATCAACTCAGGTGGTGGTGATGTTTATTCGGGCAGTGAAATCTATACCATGCTGAAAAGTCATCCAGCTGGTGTTGACGTCCAAATCGTCGGTGTGGCAGCAAGTGCTGCTTCTGTAGCGTCCATGGGTGGAAAGAAGGTCAGAATGTCACCAACGGCACAATTCATGATTCACAACGCAAAGACTCGGACTCAGGGAGATAAGTGGGAGCATCGGCACACAGCGGATTTCCTCCAAGCGGTCGATAAGTCCATTGCGAATGCATACCGACTAAAAACAGGGTTGTCTCAGAACGAATTGAGTACCCTCATGAACCGCGAAACGTGGATGACGGCACAAGAAGCATTGGCAAAAGGGTTTATCGATGAAATCATGTTCGACGATTCTAATCAGCTCAGTGCTGTCGCACATGCAGGCATCGAAATGATTCCCCAACAGGTGATAGACCGTGTCCGAAATGAAATTATGAAGTTCCAAACGGAAGGAGCGAGCATAATGCAAGTAACCAATCAAACACAAGTAATCGATCCACAACCACCGACAGCATCAAATGCAGCACCACAACCACCCGCACCGAATCAGGCACAAAATACTCAAGATGCAGCTGCACAAGAGAGGGAGCGCCTTCGCGCCATTGACGCTATTGCAGCAAATATCGATCCTGCTTTGGTCAACGAGGCGAAGTATGGGGAAAACCCAATGACAGCAGCTGATCTGGCGCTTAAGGCTATGCAAGAGGGCAAGATGATTAATAACGGCCTATTCAATGCGGCAGTAGCAGCTAATCAAGCGTCTGGAGCTCTTGATGTGACAGCTCAATCACAACAACAAAACACGGAAAAAGAGTATGACTTGAACAACTTGAAAGACGTGAACGCAGTCTTCCAGCAACTCGCACATTCACATTCAATGCAACGCCTACAAAGATAAGGGGGAATAACCATGGCAAACGTTTCTACTACATTTGGCACGGTAGATAATCAGTCATTTTTCGCGGGAACGGAAGTGTCTGCGATGACCACAGCAGTGACATTACTTGCTGGTCAAGGGAAGCTCAAACGCGGATCGGTGCTCGGCAAGATTACTGCCAGCGGAAAATATGCATTGGTAAATAAATCTGCGACAGACGGCAGTCAGATCGCATCGTTGGTGTTATCTGAGGACGTGGACACAACCGGAAGTGATGTAAACGCAGTAGCGTATAAAACGGGTGTCTTTCGGTATGATGCTCTGAAAGTGGCGGCCGGAGACTCAGTAGCCAACCACAAAGATGAGCTTCGCACCGTCAACATTCACTACAAAACTGATCGGGGGTAAACAACCGTGAAAATTAGACAATCCGCCATTGCAGGACGCTTTATGAGTCCACAAAATGCCGCAACTGTTACAGGTGGCAGCATTAGCATCTATGAACCACAAACCATACTTCCATCGTTTCAACGAAGAATGCCAGTTACAACGTTCCTTCGGGACATGTTCTTCCCTGGAGAGGCGACTTTCGATACAAAGCATGTCCTAGTGGATTTCTACAAAAACCGCCAACGTGTTGCACCACTTGTTGCAGAAGGCAGTATGCCAGTTAATATCAAGCGAGATGGATTTGAAACGAAAATTTATACGCCACCTTTTATCAACCTGTCTTCCCCAATTGATATCAGCATGCTACAAACTCGCATGCCTGGGGAAGCGGTATTTGGCGGTATGTCGCCAGATGAGCGTGCTGTACAACAGATGAACCGCGACTTTTTGGAGCTCTCCGACATGGTCACGCGCCGCGAAGAGCTGATGGGTGCAGAACTTATGCAAACGGGGAAAGTGACCGTATCTGGTTACATCGATGATGCTGCAACGGTTGTTCGTACTGATACCATTGACTTTGGATTCGACAACATGATCAATCTTACAGCCGGAAGCCAGTGGAACCAGTCTACGTCCAAAAAGTATGAAGACTTAGAGGAAGCGGTCAGAAAATCTCGTAAGGCCGGATACAATCCAACTGTCGCCCTTCTGGGTGATGAGGCGTGGGCTAATCTTCGAGCAGACGATAATTTCATGACGAAGTTTATGGACCTGCGATACGCGCAATTCGGAACGATCAATCCCCAGCTCAGCATCGAGAGTGGAAACGGATATACGTATATTGGTCGCTTGACTGAACTTGGCCTCGACTTGTACCGATATGATGCGTGGTACTACGATGAGGCAACGCAGGCTCTCAAACCATACATTGACCCCGAAAAGGTCATTGTCGCGCCAAGAAATATCGGGGAGCTTTTGTACGGTGCGAATACCTTCATTCCAGAAGATAGTATCAACTATATAACTGTAGCAGGGCCTCGTGCGACAAAGGTAACGGTCAACCGTGAGACCGATGTGAAATCTCTTATTGTGAAGAGCCGTCCATTGCCGAAGCCGTTTGACGTATCTGCATGGTCTGTTATCAAAACGCGCGTGTAGGAGGAAACTATCATGCGATTTCTAGTGCAAATTGGAACAGTGAAGCATAATGGTGTCTTTCATGAGAAGGGCGCCATTTTTAATGCTCACAAAAAGGATGTAGCGCATCTGATCGGTGAAGGCGCGGTAGCTGTGTTTGAAGAGACAGATGTTGTCGAAGACGTTGAAGTAGGATCTGTTGAAGCAACAAACGAGAATAACGAACAGGATGAGCATTCCGACGATAATCAAGAGATTGTCTTCGAACTGGATACGGATGAATTGGTTGTGGATGCTCCTAAAGGCGGAAAAGGCAAAGACAAATGAGCACATTCAAGGACCAACTAAAGGCGGATGCCGCTGTCTTTCTCAATCCAGGCGAATTTGCAGATCAAATCGATATCGATGGGAAACAGATAACCGGAATGATTGAGCCTGTCGCGATTGGTGGGGGGAATCGATCGTACTCCTACCCGACCCATGACCGCGAATACACGGAAGAAATAATGCTCTATGTGAACCGAGCCGATTTTACATTCATTCCACCAGTTGGACACACGTTAAAAATAAACAAAAAAGCGTATGTGATCGTGGCTCCACCTGCTGATCTTGAGGGCATCTTGGAAATCCGCCTTGGGGGTAATTCAAACCCATGATTGATTTCGACAACTCAATCAAACAGAGACTGAATGAAGCAGCAAATCTTCTGGCACATATGCCGAAGCAGATTCCAAAGGTACAGGCACGGGCTATGAACCGTGCCCTGTCCAGCGGGAAAACGGAAGCAGCCGCCAGGGTGAGAGATACGTACCTTGTCCGAAAAAGAGACGTTAGCGAGACAATGGAGCTCAAAAAGGCATCCGCGAATAACCTGGATGGCAGTCTGGAATCCAAGGGTCATGTGATGCCGCTGATTCGGTTTCGTGTCACGCCGAAATCACCGCAACCCGGTAGGAAAAAACCCATCTTGGCACAAGTATTACGAGCTGGCGGGAAATCTCCGATTCCTGGTGCGTTTGTTGCGAAAGTCAGAAGTGTGGCCTCTGTATACAGACGAACGACACAGAAGAGGTTCCCAATCAAAGGACTCTATGCGCCTGCTGTACCGCAAATGCTAGACAACGAAAAGGTACGAAAATCAATACAGAATAAAATGCTGGAGACATTGGACAAGCGTCTCGAGCATGAAATAGGACGGGTGCTGGATGGTTAATGTGGTCCTAGTCAAAAAGCTGAAAGAGCGTATTGAAACGCTCGTGAAAGATTTTCTGCTACCCACCAACGTAGATGGCCACGATCACAAAGCACCACAGGTAGTCAGCGGATTCCTGAGTGAGAGCAAGCAATCACCTGTAGCCGATCCGCAAGAAATCAAAGCCGAGCTGCCCGCCGTTGTCGTTCGTTTCCTGAGAGAGAACGATGGGAGGCAGGCAAACATCGTTAAAATTCGTGTAATCGTCATCACATACAGCGAAGATGAGCAGAACGGCTGGATTGATAGCTTGAATGTATCAAACCGGATAAAGATTGGATTAAAAAGAGATCCGATCATTGATGATCGTTTTCAGATCGATGACGAATCTTTCGAAACGGAACAGCCAGACGAGCAGCCATTTCCTGAGTGGGCGACATACATCACGTTCGACGTACTGATTCCGCAAGTACAGTCCGAATTCGATTGGGGGGTATTTTATAAATGAGCAAAGCAGAATCAAAGGTGACTGCAAAAGAACCAATGCACGTCATCTACTGCGGGAGTAGTTTACGTGATGGCACTCTGCATCGATACGCGCTATTTACGGACGGGATTCCACAACATCTGAGCAAGCACATCGAAGCGTGCCCAGCCATCAAGAAAATGTTTGTGCCCGTAGAAAAGCTATCCCAAACAGAAGCGGCGATTAGAGATCATGGAACACCTGAGAGCGTCTTTTTTCAGCAGACTTCTGATTACGCCGCAGGAAAGAGAGTTGAGGAATAGTGGCATATAAACACCAGATAGGCGTCTCAGAGAGTGATACGAGCATTCTTTCTCCTGTTAAGGCCACATCCGGACTGCCCGTATATTTCGGTACTGCGCCTATTCATTTGACAGACAATCCAACAGCATTTGTGAATAAGCCGGTACTGGCCTACAGCTATGAGGAAGCGGTAAAGGCTCTCGGGTATCATTCCAACTGGGACGATTATACGCTGTGTGAAGCAATCAAAGCGCAATTTCAGCTTTACAATGTTGGCCCTGCGGTATTCGTCAACGTGCTTGATCCTTCCATCCACAAGGTAAACGTGAAGGACAGCACAATTAATCTATCTTTGGGTAAATACATGATTGCTGCCGAAGGAGTGCTATTGGCGAGCCTCATTGTTAAGCTCACAGGTGCTGGTAATGCGCTGGTCCGTAATAAGGACTTTACAGTTGTATTCAATACGTCGGGACACCCTGTTATTTCGCGGGTGGATGGTGGAGATATTCCAGCAAACCAAGCCACATTGACTGTATCCTACGATAAACTCACGCCTTCGGCTGTAACGGATGCCCAAATCATCGGGGGGATTGATTCGGCAACAGGCAATGTGACCGGGCTAGAATTGATCAACAAGATTTTCCCATTGTATCGGTTGGTGCCAGGACAAATTATTGTGCCGAAACACTCAAAAAAGCCGGCTGTTGCCGCAGTCATGAAAGCAAAAGCGGTGGGAATTAATAGCCTATTTAAAGCCATGGCAATTGCCGATATTGATTGCTCGCCAACAGGTGCTGGCGTTTACACAGATGCGCCCGCATGGAAAAATTCCAACAACTACAGCGACCCTTATCTTATTGCCTGCTATTTGAAACCGAAATTGGGTGACGAGATTTATCACGAGATCTATCACCTGTCTACGCAATTTGCAGCGTTGAATAGCAGAGTTATTGCTGACAATGACGACGTTCCTTACGTATCTTCTTCTAACAAAAACATTCAAGCAAACGCTGTTGTAAATGAAGCCGGAACCGAGATCAATCTTGGCGTAGATCAAGCTGCCTATCTGAATGGGGAAGGCATCGTTACAGCAATCAATTTCACTGGTGGATGGAAACTATGGGGGAACAATACGTCAGTCTATCCAGCCAATACAGACGTAAAGGACCGTTTCTTCCCTGTTCGTCAGATGTTCAACTGGATCGGAAATACGTTGATTCTGACACACTGGCAAAAAGTTGACGACCCGACAAACAGAAGGTTGATTGACACGGTTGTTGACTCAACAAACATCTGGCTGAATGGGCTGACAGCGCAAGGTTCCATACTCGGCGGGCGTGTAGAATTCAGAGCAGCGGATAATCCGGTCACATCTCTACTGGACGGAAAAGTTTCTTATCGGTTGTTCCTGGCGGCTCCCGTACCGGCTGAGAACATCGAGTTCAAACTTGAATTTGATGTGGCCTATCTACAAAATCTCTTTGCAGCCTAATCATACAAGGCAGGTGGATAAACAATGGCTAACAAAGCAATTCCTGATCGCGTAAAGGATTTCATGGTATACAAAAATGGCACAACAGACCTCGTAGGGGTGGCAGATATTCAATTGCCATCCTTTTCTTTTGCTACAGAGGAAGTCAAAGGAGCTGGTGTATTTGGCAGCTTTGAATCCCCGGTAGGGCATTTCGGTAGCCAAAAAGTCACATTGAATTGGCACTCGATCACAGATAGATTGTTTGACTTTCTGGAGCTAGGGGCTCATCGGCTAGATTGCCGTGGAGCTTTACAAGAGCATGACCGTGGATCTGGTCGTCTAATTACCCGTGCGCTACGGATTGTGGTACAAGGGAACACCACCGGTGGAGAACTGGGAAAGCTAGAAAAGGGCGCAACAACAGACAGCAATACAGAGTTGGAAATCACCTACATCAAGATCGATATTGACGGAAAGAACGTTCTGGAGCTCGACAAATTAAATTACATCTATCGAGTGAACGGCAAGGATCAGCTGGCTGATACGCGTCGGGCGCTTGGGCTATAGAAGGGAGTTTTGCAAAAATGAAATTACCACTGCCATTGGAAAAACCATTGAAAGTAGACGATAAGGAGATAACCTCCTTGACGTTTGATTTCGATAAACTGACAGGCGCGGATATTATCAATGCTACTAATGAGGCCCGTCAGATTAGCGGATATTCCCCGAATGAGATGCAATCATCGACTTTCCGGGCTGTGCTTGCCGCAAAAGCTTGCGGAGTCCTCTACCATGATCTATTAAAACTTGGGGCACGGGATTTTTTCCGAGCAGTAACAGCGGCACATGCTTTTTTGCTCGGTATGGATTTGAAGGAGATGGAGGAGATAGAGAAGACGGAGGAATAAGAGAGTTACGGAAACTCGTACTCAATATGGCAAGAAACACGCATACCAGCATGGAGTTTTTCCTTGGCATGACTTTAAACGATTTTAATGAATGGGTAACAGTAGCCATGGAAATTACGGAGGGAGGCGAAACGGATGGGTAGGAAACTGTATGAATTCACAATCAAGATGTCCGGGAAAATGAATAGATCGTTCACCAGCGCGTTCGATAACGCTTCCCGCCGCATGCAGGATATGCGAAAAAAAATCAGCGGCTATCAGTCTTCTATTGAAAAGGCAAACAGCAAGTTGCAATCTATGACCACCTTGCATACGAAAATGTCGGCCGCGATAGATAAAACCAAACGCGGCCTTGCCGCTTTGGAGCGGAAATACCGAAGTGGCGCGATTAGCGAAGAGGTGTACAGACGGGAAAGTACGAAGCTACAAAACGACCTTCAACGGTTTACCAACGTGCAAAGAAGAGCGTCCTCACAGGTCGATAAGTTTAAACGGAACATATCAGAATTAAATCGAGAAATGAGAAGCGAATCAAACAATCTGAATTCTTATTCGCGCCAACTTCAAACCATGGAGGCAAAGGCACTTGCAGCGGGGGTCTCCATAGGAGAAATAGCGATGGCAGGGGCCGCATTGATACCTGTTGGAGGGTATCTTGGCACAGTTGGGGTTGGTCTGGCTGGGATTGCAGTCGGAGCAAAGACTGCGAAATCTGCATTTGACTTGATGATGGATAGCGTCAGCAAAGCGGCTGATAGGGAGTATAACATCGAAGTTATTGAATCGCTACTCCGGGACCAAAAGAAAGCGAACCAGTTGTTCAACTGGATGGAGAAGCGTGCCATCGAATCCCGTTTCGGGATGACGGACTTCTTTGAATCCGGGCAAGCGTTTTTGTTTAAAACGAAGGATTTGCGGCAAGTTCAAGCATTGCTTGATATCTCCGAGAAGCTGGGGACGATCAATAAACAACAGGGTATGCAGGGGGCGGCAATCTCTCTCAACGAGTTATTGATTGGCGATACCACCTCCATTGTTGAACGTTTCAATATGCCTCGCACAGACATCAAGAAGTTCGCCAAGTCGGGAATTGACGGCATTATCAAAGGCATGAATGAGCTGCTGGATAAACAAAACATCGATGCCAAGCTGTTGAGTGATGTCGATACAACTGGTCTTGTTATGTATGAACAGCTCGTGGAAAAGCTACAGCTTACCTGGACGAAAATGGGGGCGGAAGCATTAGATGCGTTGAAGCCTACCCTAAAAGAAATCGATAATTTGACCAAAACAGAAGCGTTTCAGGATTTGTCGAAGCTGGGATCAGATGCCTTTGCGGAAATGGGAAAAACCATTACGAAATCCGTCCAGTTTGCATCCAATAAACTACAGACGATTTTCAATAATCCAGATTATAAAAAGCTGGATATCTGGGGGAAAATCGAATTCATCACTGCGGATGCTTACGAGACGTTTAACAAGTGGTGGAGTTCCGGCGGGAGTGAATCTACGCAACGTGTCACCTACGAGATATCGACGAAACTGGGTGAGCTGATCAAAGCGGCAGCTGTACCCCTCATTCCAATTGCACAAGACGTGGGATATGATGTCGGCAAATCCATCATTCAAGGCATTTGGGATGGAATGTGGGGAGAAAACAAGCTGGAAACTCCCTTTAGCAAACTGGAAGCTCGGATAGAGAGCATGAGAGCTGCTGGTCAAGATCCGACCACTACACCTGTTTATGGTGGGCCGAACGCAACCATGACAGCAGGGCCGGAACCTGCATGGTACGAAAAAGCGTGGGGTTGGGTAAATGGTTCCCATGCAAACGGACTACCTTATGTCCCGTTTGACGGATACCGGGCGGAGCTTCACGAGGGTGAGCGGGTATTGACTGCCCAACAAAATCGCAATCTCGATTCAAACCTATGGTCGAGAGCGAATCAGGCGTTGTCGTCACGTAATGGCAATCAAACGCTTGTCTTTCAGTTCTCGCCAAACCTTTCAGGCGGAAATCGGGCGGAAAACGAGTCGATGCTTCGAGACTCGTATCATGAATTCAAAGCGAATATGCAGCGGTTCATGAGGAATGAGAGGGCGGTGAGGTTCAACTGATGGCAGGGACTTATACAACGAATGCAGGAGACATGTGGGACTGGATCGCGTATAAAACGATGGGCAGCGAGTATTTCATGCCACAGTTGATTGAAGCCAATTTAAAGCATCGTGAGACGGTAGTCTTTTCTTCCGGAATCGTCCTCGTTGTTCCCGACATTGACACCGCTACAGCGCAAGACACATCGAATCTGCCTCCCTGGAAGAGGGAGTGATAACGGGTGGCACAGCCGAGGCGAGTCAGTTTTGAACTTTTCTATGACAACAAGAACATTTCGAATGACCTGCAGCCGTACCTCACCTCGTTTGAGTACACCGACAATCTCTCTGGCACGGCCGATACTATATCTATCAACCTAGCAGACCGGGAACGCCTTTGGTGGGCAGCATGGATGCCAGAATTGTATGCAAGCATAAAGGCAAAAATCATCCGTGAAAACTGGATCGATGACGGGAAAATGGATGCTTTAAATTGCGGGTATTTCGAGATCAACGAGATCAGCCTAACAAGTCCACCCAATGCCGTAAGCATCCAAGGCGTGTCTGTGCCAGATGCATCGACGATCCGGGCACAACGAAAATACCGTGCATGGGAGAAAACGCGGTTGTCGGTGATCGCAAAAGATATTGCAGGCAAGAATGGCCTCAAACTTCTTTTTGACGCAGAAGACGAGGACTATGATCGGATTGAACAAACAGAGGAAACCGATCTTGGTTTCCTCATGCGCTTGTGCGATGATGCTGGCATTGCTGTTAAGCTGACAGGCAAACAGATCAGTTTATTTGATGAATTCAAATATGAGGAGAAGCCTCCGGCCTTTTCGCTCAATTACGCAACGTCCAAGATCAAAAGCTTTTCAGCACAGGTGACCACGACAGGCATCTATAACCGAGCGATTGTGGACTATCACAGTCCAAAAGGGAAAAAGAAGATCCATCATACCTTTATACCTCCTAACGCTCCAAAAACGGGACGTACGCTGTATATCAATGAGCGCGTAAAGGATGGACGTCAGGCAGAACGAAAAGCCAAAAGTGCGTTGCGCCAAGCAAATAAGGAGCAGAATACGGCAAGCATTACCTTGATGGGAGACGTTAACCTGGTAGCCGGTATGACGTTCATGCTGAACAATTTTGGGGCTGTCAGCGGGAAATACATCATTACGCAAGCTGTTCATGCTTATAGCGGTAATGGCTACGAAACTTCGCTTGAATGCAGAAAGGTATTGGGCTGGTAATGGATATGAAAAACATATTACGTGTCGGCATTGTATCGAGCGTAGACGAGAGGGACGCGACAGCAAGGGTTGTTTTCGGTGATCGCGAGGATGTGGTGTCCTACAAAATGGACATCCTTTCTCGTGGTTCTTTTTTGTTAAAAGATTATTGGCTACCGGATGTGAACGAACAGGTATGGTGCCTATTTTTGCCGACAGGGAATGCGGATGGGATTATCCTCGGATCAACGTACAATCAAGAGGACCCAGTGCCAATCAAGAACAAAAATAAACGACACATCCGTTTTGGTGATGGGACATTCATTGACTATGATCGAGAAACGCATACCTTGACGGTCGATTTTTTTCATCCTGGGAAAATCGTCTTCAATAACGCCGTTATCAAAAACAACCCATCGACACAGCGAGGTGAACCGGAATGGCGGTCATCGGAAGTCTTGGAGAAGTGATTTTTGAAGTATCTTCTCAGCGTGTTCGTACTTTTGATGATATGACAAGAAATGGCTCGAGCCGGTGGGTAACCCATGACATCCATCGAAACAAACCGATTCCGGAATTCGTTGGTCCGGGGCTTGAAGAAATCAGTCTTTCGATTCAATTGAAAGCTTCACTCGGGGTAGATCCAGAAGCAGAACTGAAAACCTTGCGGACCAAAAGGGATACAGGACAAAGGGATTTATTGGTCATCGGAAACAAACCTGTTTCAACTAGCCAATGGGTTACCGAGTCGGTCAGCGAACAACACAAAAACTATGACGGCCGTGGTCGTTTAGTATCTGTTAATGTTGAGCTGCGTCTCAAGGAGTATCCGAAAAAGGCGGGAAGCTAATGGCTCAAATTGTAACGATAACAAGTGATTTTAATGAGGTTATTTTCGGCGCGACCGGAGAAACAGAAGTTATCCAAAATGTGAGAACGATCATGATGAGTATGATTCATACGTGTCCAATGTATCGTTTATTCGGATGGGACCCAAACATAGATGCTCCTGTGAATGCCTATAAGGCTATCTCTTCGGCACGACTCATTGAAAAAATCCAACAGTATGAGCCGCGCGCAGAGGTACAGGAAGTTACGTATGAAGGTGATGAAAACGGGATGTTAAAACCTTTGGTAAAGGTGGCGATAAAAGGTGTCCAGGTTTGACTTTTTACCAGATGTATCGTTCGCCAATAAATCGCCTCAACAGATCGAAGCGGATCTGATCGCAAACTATGAAAGAGAATACAGGAAACCACTTGCACCAGCCGATCCGGTACGACTCTTTATCAAGAGCCTCGTGCCTTTTTTTGTGCAGCAAAGAGTCATTATCGACGACTCTGCAAAACAGAACTTGCTTAAATACGCGCGAGGAAAGTACCTGGACCTAATTGGCATCTTGCTGAACGTATTAAGAATACTGGCTACAAAGGCTAAGACGACGATTCGTTTTACCTTATCGACACCAGTATCCCAGATCATCCCGAAAGGGACCCGAGTCACAGCAGGGGACAACGTATTTTTTGCAACAACAGTGGACGTCACAGTCACAAGCGGGGAAACGAAAGTAGAGGTCAAAGCGGAATGTGTTTCCGTGGGTGTGATTGGCAATGGGTATCCAGTTGGGAAACTGAACCAATTGGTTGACCCTCTGCCATTTGTCCAATCGGTATCCAATGTCACAGAATCGGGCGGCGGGGCAGATGAAGAGGACGACGATTCATATGCAGAACGAATCCGGCAGGCACCAGAGAGTTTTTCCGTGGCTGGCCCATCGGGAGCTTACGAATTTTGGGCAAAGTCCGCCAGTACCCTTCTGGGGGATGTAAATGTATCAAGCCCAAGGGCTGGAGTGGTAGAGATTCGACCTCTGCTCAAAACGGGCGAGATACCTGATCAGACAATTCTCGATCTGGTCGCGGCAGTTTGCAACGATAGAAAGATTCGGCCACTGACCGACCAAGTTTTTGTTTTGGCCCCGACTCAAAAAACATACAACATTGAGGCTACTTACTGGATTGATACAGACAAGGAAAGTGCTGTTACAGCGATACAAGCCAAAGTGAATCAAGCTGTCATTGATTATCAACTTTGGCAAAGAGCCAAGCTTGGCCGTGACATCGATCCATCCGAGCTTGTTTTTCAAATGAAAAAGGCGGGAGCTAAACGGGTATCTGTGACAAGTCCAGTTTTTACCACGCTGACTGAATCACAAGTAGCTAAAGAACACACAGTCAACGTGGTATACGGAGGGTTGGAAAGTGGTTGATATCTACAACGCAAAGCTGTCGGACATCCTTCCCTCGTCCATAAAAGAAGACAAGAAGATGCGAGCGTTAGCTGCAGCGATTATAAGGGAAATGCAGGACATATCCTCTGACATGAAACTAGTGCTCATGTTCTCTCGGATCGATGAACTAGATTCAGAGGTTGTGGACATTCTGGCCCACCAATTGCACGTCGATTTCTATGATTCAACACTATCCCTTGAAAGTCGGCGGGAGCTCGTTAAAACGGCAATTGGAGCTCATCGATATAAGGGCACGCCCTGGGCAATCGAACAGGTCGCATCCATCGTGTTCAAAAACTCATCGGTCCGCGAATGGTTCGAATATGGAGGGGAACCGCATCATTTTCGAATTGAGACGGAACAACTGGTATTTGCGCCTGGCGACCTAGCAAAGTTCCGCCGCCTTCTGGAAGGTGTGAAGCGCAAAAGCTCCTGGCTAGATGACATTGTTTTCAAAATTATAGCCAGCACGATCAGAGTAGATATTTCTTCCAAGAGATTTATCGTTGATTACTTTGTGTGCAATACCTTTTACCCAAACGAGATTGTTGTCAAGGCTCCAAGCATGCCCGTTTTTGTTGCGCCAGGCATGCCTATGTTTACAGCAACGGAAGGATGAAGGAGGGAATCAGATGCCAATTGGCACAAGACATATTTTACGTGACGGGGGTCTTTTACCAGTTCCGCAATACTTCAATGGAATGAAGGATGAATTCCAAGAGATTCAAGGTCGCAACGGAGCCATGTTCGTGCAACTACGTGGTTTAGCAGCAAAAGAGCCTTTTAGTGGCGCTACTGACACCGTTCAAGTTTTCGATGAGCCTATGTTTGGTTTTGTCATTAAAAATGATGGAACGAGTGACCTTGGCTTCACCATCAACGGCCATACATTTACGGTCAAAGAGGGGGAAGTGTTCGAGGAGTTTTTCGAACCGTTTACACAGGTGACTATCAAAACAACTTCTCCATTTCGTGCATACGTAAAGGGGTGATCAAAATGGCGTTAAAAGTGGAACCAGCCTTTTTGGAATTCATCCGCAATGCGGTGAGTGCAAAACTGAGCAATGCGATCGTCACTGTTGACGGGAAATCGGTCGTTCATCCGATTACACAGACGAAGCACCTTACCAGTGCCCAGAAAACGGTTGTGCAGCTATACGTTTACTTGGACGCCGTGGATGCAGCGGGCACCATTACAGAAGCAAAACTAGTGGACGCAAGCGGAGCGACAATGATTACCTCTGAGGCACATATTACCTCGCATGAAACAGGGGCTTTGTTGCTGTTTGAAATACCTTTTGATGTGAGGAGTGTGTAAGATGCCATACGAGCGTCAATATTGGACTGACCGGCTTGTGAATACGGAAACAGGTGAAACAATTCAAGATGGCACCCGTTTCACAGCACGGCGCATGAATCACATAGAAGAAGGTATAAAGGGCATCGATGGCATTGTGATCAAATTAGAAAATCGCATCCTGTATCTCCATGCCAAGATCACGACAGGAGACAGAACGGCGGGGAATAGTGGAATTTTTGTTGATCTGTTTGACGGCATCCAAGATGCGGTCATTGCATTAGACAAGACTAGAACAACGATTCAGAGCACATCTGGATCGAATGTGGCCGTTGCGCAAATAACTGGCTTCGCCGTTGGACAAGAGGTTACTTTAGCGTCTGTCACAAGTCAGGAAGAGAGAACAATTACCGCAATTGACCCAGTAACTCGGATTATTACGCTAAACACAGCCCCTACAGGAACATATACAACTAACGCCATACTGGCACGCTCTACCGTGGAGATTGATACGGCAGCAAAACGAATGCGTCGAGGAACAATTGACACATATAGCGTGAAAATAGCGGTAACGTAAAAAAGGAGGCGGTTAGATGGCAAGTAAATCAACCGTTGTTAGCTTCCCTGAATCTACATCACAAAGCCGGTCACAAAAGATAACCATTCCTAACCTAAAGCGTGTGGTGTCAGTTACAGTCAATACGGGTAAAGTGTCACACACTGTCAATGGCAGCGAAGTGACGCTCAATGTTACCGAAGGTTCTTACACTCGATATACTACATCCAGCACGCCGAACACCAAAACCGTATCGGATACTCGTACAAGCAGTACGGATAGTTTTCAATCGACCATCAGCTATAACGATGGCACCTATAGTGGTACCTTGTCTAAGTCAGGAGGATCGACTCCTTACGTAGTTAGTGGTAGCCCTTCTGGTCAAAAATCAGTTACTGATTCTCGCTCTTCGTGGTATGACCTGGGGGGGTCTTGTAGCGGTGCGCAAAGCGGCGCATTGTCTGCGTTACCATCGTCTATTTCCTATTCGGACGGTGAAGGATATTCTGGTACTTTACAACGTACCGGGGCGTCTGCGGGATCATGTCAACTTTTAAACAATGAGGGCGGAGGAGAAAGAACTTACGGTGCGTCTGCTACTGGCACCTATTCCGGTACGGTGTCTAAGCCTGATACGCGTAAGTACAACTACTCCCAAAGCTATTCCGGCACAGTGTATGGACCATCTTCGGTATCATATACCTACTACTACGCTTATACCGTAACGGTTACTTATGAAGATAACTTTGGTCAGACGCTCACACTTACAGCTCCAGTAAGTGGGGTCAAGTTGTCTGTGGGTAATACTTATGTGGTCACGGGCACCACATTGGACACTGATCCTGGGGATATCATATCAGTCTATGTACGTGTCAACAAAGGCACGAATTATCGGATTGCCCAAGGATCAGTCGATGGAGTAAATCCGTTAGCCTTCAGCAAGACACTGACATTTACAGGTGGAGCATTGAAGGACGGAACGACAGCCGTATCCGGGCTACTCGATGAGGGAACAACGCACCTGTTGGAAGTATGGTCGGAGGATAACAAAGGCGGCACCTCCATCATTGCGGAGCGGACCTTTACCGTGATATTGAATCGTCCTCCAACTCTGACTCATTCATTTGTGGCGAATAATGATAACTTGTCGGATGATTCGCCCATTACGATCAATGGGACGGTGTCCGATCCAGACGGACAAGCAGTAACCATGAAGTATCGCATGAACGGCGGTGCAGATGTACCCATATCAATCAGTAATGGCGCGTGGACGATAACCGTCACACCAAAGCAGATGGTTACCGGAACGAACAGTCTTGTCATAACAGCAGCAGACTCATTAGGAGCAACAACGGTCCTCACGTTTTCCCTGACCCGTTCGGTGACGAAAACACGCCTCAAAACTGCCCATGCTCGATACAAGCTATCTCCTCAGTCAACAACAGCCAAAGAAGTCCTAGCTTGGCTCCAACATGAAACAGGAGATCTGATTGTGGACGGAGCTCTTTCCATTGTGGCGGCTGGCGTTGCTGAATCTTACAAGGCCATGACCAAAACGTCTGCTCCTGTTATCACTGGAATCGTAGAGAAGGAGTTCATTGGAACGTACGCGGCACAAGGCGCACAACTTCATTTGAAATTTACACTGACCTGCAATGACGTCAACTCAACAGCGTCAGCTACGAATTTATCGGGGGCGATCAAAGCATGAGATACCGACAAAGAAATTCAGATGGGTCCCTGGGCGATTGGGTCTACACGCCAGCAGGAGAGGAGGAGCGAAAGCAGGAAGAGGCACTACAAAAAGAGCTGGAAGCATTGCGGAAAGAAAATGAGAAGCTGAAAAATGCTCAAAATGGCGGTGGTGATAATGGCGTGGTCAATAAGCAGGAATAGGAAGAATATTGAAAGCCTAGCGAAGTTGCAACGCTCCTTTAAAAAGGGACAGATTGTTGATCCATGCTCAGACAGTTCAGCATGGTATAAAGCATATGGCACTGGCACGGTAACTTTCCCGGATGGCAAGCTACGTATTCTGTCGGCAGGTACTGATGTAGCCGCCCGCCGCGGTTGCCAATTCAATCTAAGCGGTGCAAAAACATTAAAAATCCGTTTTTATCTCGATAACCATACAGATATGTATGACATACAGTTTTACTTTTCCAATGACACAACATACACGGATTACCTTACCTATTCAATCCGTTTCTGGCGTTTGTCCGCAGGTTGGAACGAACACATTATCGACGCTAATAAGCTCGTGGTTAGGGGAGGTGGGAGTCTTACTCGCGAAATTGTGTCTATGCAAATCCGAGTGTTGGCGTATGAGGGAAAAACGGCATCCGCTACTTTTGACCCGATCATACGTGATGAGTCGCAACGCGGGAAGGTCATCTTCATGTTCGATGATGGCTGGGACTCGCAATATACGGAAGCGTTCAAGTATATGAGTAAGTATTCTATGCCTGGCGTGATCGCAGTCATTCCTACCCGTGTGGGAACCCCTTACTATGTCACGATGGCGCAGCTTAAGGAAATTTATAGTTATGGCTGGGACTTGGCAAACCATACGCAGAACCATCTTGATTTGGCAACCTTGAGCAACCCTATGATCATCGAGCAAGAGATTTTATTGGGGGAAGCATGGCTCAATGCAAATGGATTTTCGCGAGCCTCAAACATCGTCGCATATCCATTCGGCTCCTATGACAACAGGGTGTTACTAGCTATGCAGTCGCGGAGAGCAGGACGCATCGTCATGGATGACACCGTTACTCAACCACCTCCAGATAAGCGCCTTATAAAGATTCAACGTGCTGATTATACCGCCGCGCCAGACAAACTAATTGGATTTATCGATGAGGCTGCAAACCTTGGCGGCGTGTGCCTGTACTTGTTTCATAAGATCGTGAGCGGAGCAGCCGTGGACAATCTTGAATACAATGTGGATTTCTTCAAACAGGTCGTTGATTACGCCTATTCCCGGCGAGCTGACATCGATACGGTGACGTTCAGCGATTGGCTGGACAGTTGCGGGTTGTAGTAAACGAATATTGTTTTTCATGGGGAGCTGCTAACGTGGCTCCTTTAATTTTTGCCCCGAGGGGGGTGAGGAGAAGATGAGCTGATGAAATTTCTTCTAAGCCTAGAAAACGTAGCAACCCCAGCAAACGCCTGGGCGACAACAGCAGGTGCAATCGTGTCGCCCGCCTTTCACTATCTATACGGAACGAACCGCCAAGACATCCTGATTGTGCTCTTTTTCATGATTGTCTTGGATTGGATCACAGGCATTTCCGCAGCAAAAAAAGATCAATCCTACTCCTCAGACTATGGCTTGAGCCGAATACCACGTACGATGTTCCTATTTGCACTACCAGCACTAGCAAACTTGTTGGATCGCGTCATGGGCACCCCAGGCTTTTTGTTCTACGGCGTCACCTTCGGCCTCATCTACCACACTTGGACAAGCCTCACCGCCAATGCTCACCGCGCAGGCTGGCCTATGCCGAAATCTATCGAGAATCTGGTGGGATCAGAGATCAAAGCGAAAGCAGAACGAGCTGCACGAAAGGAGACAATATAGCAATGAACATTACTATTCAAGGTGCGCGTGTGGTCGACGTTCGCACCTCTTTGCCACGTCACAAAACACTAAGGTATGGACGGCGCAAACCCTCGGATATACGATCGGCAGCCCTCCACCATTCAGCTACAAAAAGCGGGTCGCCAGAGGCATTCGCAGGCTATCATGTCAGTACTAATGGATGGCCGGGCATTGCTTATCATTTTGTGATCCAAAAGGACGGAACGATTTACTGGTGTAACGATCCAGAAACAATTTCCTACCACGTGGGCAATAGCAACCGTCATGCGCTAGGCATTTGTCTTGTCGGTGACTTTAGGACACAGCAACCCACAGCAGCGCAGATTGATGCAGCAAATCGACTGATCGAGCACCTACAGGTTCAGATTCCATCCATGAAGCAGGTGTTCGGTCACCAGGAGTACCCCGGCTACGCGTGGAAAAACTGCCCTGCATTCCCGATGGGCACATTCCGCACAAATTATTCACAATTCTTGCAAAAAACTGTGGGTAAAGTGGATAAGCCCATGCAACTTCCGGTTGCAATTAAGTTGAACGAGGCATTACTCGCGGTAACTGGCTTTTTGCAGGAAGGCGTTTCTATGCTGCCAGTCCGTGCAGTAGCCAATGTTGTAGGTGGAAAAGTGGAGTGGATTGAACAGTCGAAGGACGTTCGCGTGAACGGGAAGGATCTGAATGAAAAGGTGATTGATGGATCGGCCTATGCTCCTGCTCGTGAGTTGGCTGCTGCACTTTGTCTACAGGTTGAGTGGGATGGCAGTACAAATACAGTAATATTGAGAGGATGAGGGCTTTGGATAAGGCAAACAAAAAGAAACAGGGAGTTTTGATGATTGTAGGGGGAGCTCTTGCAATTGTAGGAGCAGGGTACGGGTTACTGACAGATGAGCAAGTTCAGTCGCTTCAGAAGGCTTTTGAGTTAATTTTAATTGCATTCTAAAAGGCGAAGCCCTCCTTCGGAGCAACAATGAAGTGCCCCCTGTCAAGT